CCAAAGGGTATTGATCACCCACTTTCAAAATTGACACCAGAGTCCGTTCAAGAGGCGAGATTATTGAGTTATCAGGGTGTGCCGAGAACTGAAATCGCACGGCGTATGAGCGTCGCTGTACAAACAATCGGACATGTTTTGGGGGGAAGGACTTGGAAGCATGTCCCCTTGAATCATGACCAACAGCAGCGCGCGGCCAAGTTCGGCCAGCGTGAACGAACAGGTTGAAAGGAAATAGCATGAGCCACCCGGACATAGCCTTTTCGCGTTGGTATTGTGCGCCGGTCGGCATATCTAGCGACCCGTGCAAGCATAGCAGGCGCCGAATGCGCGTTGGTCCAACCTCTCGCCGACGCCCCTTTATGATTTTGGTGGATTCGTGTGGATGGTGTGGGCGCATTTTGCGGACTGCGGGGCCGGAAGACCTTACTTGGCAACAATACGATTGGGTGAGGCGCTGCAATAACCGGCGCGAGGCGAAAGCAGAGAGGGGAGCATGATGGAACTGACACTGGCGTCGAAAGATGATGAGGCCCTTGCTAAGGCGGCAAGTGGTTGGAACGGCCAATTAGACCACTTAAAGATTCTGAAAGATCACCCTCTTGCGCGATCAGAACTCGATATTGCGGTAAAGCGCTTTCGACGAAGAAGGACATCAGTAGATCACATCCATCTATCACAATGCAATGGTACAGAGCTTGTGCAATGGCTTGGGCGCTTCTCAAGCGGCTACCATCATCCGCTCGGGCGCCTGATGAAAATTATCGGCATGCCGCTCCCCGCCCCTCCCAAGCAAACAGGTGACGAATGACGGAACCGACAGAGAAAGAAATGAGCTGCGAAAATTGCCGATGGTGGGATTCCTCGATGCAGCTTTCATCGGCCCAGATTGACACGACCGGGGCTTGTCGCGTTCAGCCGCCGAAACTTCATAAGTTTACGGGCGAAGGTGTGTGGCCTTTCACCAACGACATCGATTGGTGCGGAGGATTCGAAAAGCAAACAGGTGACGAATGATAGAGCCAACAGATGACGACAGGAAGGCGGCAGAAGCATCAATCAGGCGAGGCGTTCCTATCGGCCATGTTGTGCCGTGTAGCTGCTTCGATGAATCGCGCAAGTCACGCGGTTGCGTAGGGCTATGCGGGGATACTGTTGACACAGTTTCGGCCGCCATCGCCGACGCCCGCGCCGCTGGCGCGGAAGAAATGAAAGAGCGCTGTGCGAAAGCCGCATTCGCCTCCGCCAACACGACGCGCGCCGCTGCCGCGATTCGCGCTCTCAAATAAGGACGAAACACAATGGCTGACAAGCTCGCTGAATCTGTACAAGAAATGGACCAAGCCTTCGAACTGTGGCGCAAGAATCATTACGGCGCTTACTGTGAATACCCCATCGATGCCTACACGCACTTTGGTGCAGGATGGAGGGCGGCGATGGCCTTGACAATAAATTTGGCCCTTGACGCCCGCTCTGCTGGCGCTGCTGAAATGAAAGAGCGGTGTGCCAATGTCTGTGATGAGGCGAACAAAGAAGACGAATGGCAGGGTGGATTTACTGAGCCCAGTGAAATAGCCGCTGCTATCCGCGCGCTGAAATAGGACGATACAATGAAAAGAGCCGCAGTGTCTGTCAGAGACTTTGACGAAGCGATGGAGCGAATCCTTCGCATTGGCCCCGTTGAATCAATGAAGCAGGATGAAATCGCACTAGGGTTTCAGCCGGTATATCCCGGCGGAGTCGAATGGCTTTCCCCGAACGATTGGCACGCCAACGTTGTCGTTTCAGTCCGGCACCCCGATGTTCGTATTGTCGCAATTACCGCAATTCAGAAAGGCAAGGGTGCGTTCAGCCGTCTCATTGATGGCATTGTATCTGCCGGCATGACCCCAATTGTCGTCGAGCCGATGTTCGATATGGTCGAGATCGTCGGCCGATGGAGATGGCACTTTGATGTGATCGGCGAAGGGTTCCATAGCGAGACCCAATGCAGGCCATCAAAAGAATGGATCGCCGCGAGAATCACAAATAGGACGACACACAATGGCTGACGTAACTGAGGAAGACCGGAAGGAGGCAGAGGTATGGCTGAGGGAGTCTTATCTTTATTTACAGGAGGGTAACCGCACGCGGTTTGAAAGAGACAGGGATGAGCTCGCCAAATTCCGTGCGGAAGCCCGCGCTGCGGGTGCGGCTGAAGAGCGGGTTGCCGACTGGATGATGCAGCGTAGCTATGCCACTGGACACGGTGACACGGTAGAAAGCTTGCTTGGGGAGTTGGAATGGCAGGCAATAGAGCGCGGAAGGCGGCGCTGATGCGCGTCACATCCGTCGAGAGGGAAACGCGAAGCTACTATTTGACCTGTGGCGACAACCCGAAAGGTCGCGGGATTCTCGCGATCATTAGCCTGGGGAGTCCGCAGCGCGGCGATGCAGAGGTAACGGTCTGTGATTTGGAGATTTGCAAAAACATGAAGGCCGCAAAGAAGTGGTATCGCCGCCAGATGAAGACCAAGCCGTGGGAAAAGATATCGCAGACCATAGTTGTTCCAACGGAACTTGGCAAAATCACGGGCCTGCGCGCCGAAGGTGGAAAGTTGCTGGCCGAAACAGAAAGCGGAGTGCCTATGGTGGTCCCATTGGTAAGTCGATGACAAACACAAAAAATAGGACGACACAAATGGACGTGAGAATTAGCAACGGTACGGTCGTGACCAGGATTTACGGGAAGAGTCGTGAAGGGGAATTTCTCGCCGCATTTCAGTATTTGTCTGACGCCGAGGCTTTTGCTCTTGCACAGCTCGACAAGGACCGCGCCAGCATGCAGTGCGGTTCCCTCTACATCGTGTCTGACACGGGAACTGGAAGAGTTACGTTCTATTGCCAAGAGAACGACGAAAAGCCAAGGGTGGCTAAATGACCGGCGCGCAGAAGATCGGGGAGCTGTCTATCAAGCTCGCCGATGCCGCATTAATCGCCCGTGAGAAGGGCGATGACGTTCATGCACTTTTCTTTGCCTGCAAGGCGGCGGAATGCCTTGCGCTTGCAAAATCCCTTGGATGGTGCCCGCCGGTCGATCAAAAAGCGGCACAGCAACCAGAAAAGACCGATGGGGCGACCATGAAGTTATTTGCCGTTTGCACACACTGTCTTGAAGCCACGCCGTTTGATGGTGCGCGCGATTTTGGCGACCGTGACCAGTGCAGTTCTTGTCGCGTCATTATGGACGTTTGGACCGAAAGCGGTGTCTTTCACGAAAACAATCGCAGGCTGCACGCCGGACGGCCAACGTTAGAAATTCTGGACGCAGAGAGACATTCGCGCTCTGAAACAGAGGTGACAGATGGAAAGACAACTAGATGAACTTCCTGGAGCCATTCGTGAAAATTTCCAACTACGGAATGAAAATAAAAAATTACGTATTGAGTGTGAAAATCTCACTAGGCTCTTAACCGACGCAAGAGCGGAAGAGCGGAAGAGCGGAAGAGCGGGAGCGGGTTGCCGACTGGATGATGTCGTACAGTTATGCCACTGGGCACGGTGACACGGTAGAAAGCTTGCTTGGTGAGTTGGAATGGCAAATCTCCGAACAAATTGCCTCCACCTTCCGCGCTCTGAAATAGCGCATACCTATCCGGTTAATGCACGCGGTTCCAAAACCTACTAGACGTAGCGAGACGAAAAATGCAGATCGGGCGCATCAAAGGTACAACGAGAGTGATCGGAAAATCGCAGGGTTATCTCGGCCTGCCGCTACGCGATGAGATGATTAATTGCGCCGTCAATGGTGAGCAAACGCCGGCGATGGTGACGGCGTGGTTTCCAACTCCAAAGGAATTGGCCGCCTTGAATGCCGGTGCGCCCGTGCACGTCCGAATAATAGGAACAGGACACCCGCCGATCATGGTTGACGTAGGAGAGACACCTGATGAGTAGCCACAGGCTCGGGGACGGTCCCATTTCCCCCGAACACCACGAGAAAATGAACGCGGTTGCCGCACTTCTGGACGAAATGTTCAACGGCGACGCGCGCGGGTCGGATCGGAAGGTGGGATTTGTCCTCCTACAATTTCCCTTCGGCTCGACGGATGGCCGCTGCAATTTCATTTCCAACGGTGCCGACCGCAAAGACATCGTGACTTTGTTCCGGGAAATGATCGCCCGCTTTGAAGGACAGCCGGAACTCCAGGGCCGTGCATGAACGTCACCTGGCACAAGGCGGCACGAATTGCGGCATAGCTGGTCAGGTGCGGAGCTCGCCAAAAGGGCTTAAGATCATGAGGTTATTGGAGAAAATGGAACAGGCCGGGAACGCTATATATCGGTTTAGCAAACCGCCGCCTTCAGCCACTCGGCCACGTCTCCTAGTTGAGATTGCTTATATTTTTCCGCTTCCGTGGTCAACGACCGAGCAGTCAGATAGCCCGATTCGGCATCGAAAGACCGGCAGAGGCGGCACGTTTTGCGGCATAGCAACCGCCCTGCCCTGTCCCGCACGTTCCGTCCTCGTTCACGGGGCTGGTAAATGCGCAGACTCCCCAAATTCCCAGTAGGAGGATAAGAAGATGAAGATCGATCACTTTACCGATGACATGATTGTCGAGGTAATCGAGGGCCGCCGCGTTTTGTCCGAAGCTGAGCGCCGATTCCTCATTGCCGACACACCAAGTTTTGAAGAGTGTGATAAAGACGTTGCCCGAGATTTGCCGGGCATGTCCGACAAGGATTTGATCCGCGCGGCGTACAACGTTTGGGCGGACTATGCGTCGGGGCAGATTTCATGACCAACCTCCCCACCATCAAACAAACTTGTAGCGCCGCGAATGGCGCGGGCAAGGGGATGTAAGGCTATGACCAACGCCAAGGGAATTGCTGAGCGGTGTCACAAGCTAATTGCCCGTTTCTATGAAATGCCAACATCAAACATTTCAGGCAAGTTGCTAATTGTGTCTCTGCCTGGATGGATGGAGGCGCACGATATCGATCTGATTAAGACTGCACTAAAATTCTACGCCGACAGCCTAGCTCCGCATGACGCAACCACGTGGCCGACAAATGGGAAATCGCGCAGGTGATTCCTCCCGCCTATTCCGAATTCATCGCCCGCGCTGCGCTCGTTCACGGAGGTTGGTAAATGCGTGTCCTACCAAAATTCACAGCCGAAGACGCGGAGAACGCTTATTTCGAGTGGGGCTGCAACTGTGGTCCAGCCGCACTCGCTGCCATCATGGAAATGACGCTGGACGAAGTGCGGCCGCACCTGACCGGGTTTGACGCAAAGCGCTACGTCAATCCGACAATGATGTTTGATGCGCTGAAAGGCATCGGCGCGAAATATCGCTCCACGGCACTCGGCTACGCTCTGGCGCCGGACGATTTTATTGGTTGGCCCCGCTACGGCCTCGCACGCATCCAATGGGAGGGTCCGTGGATGAAACCCGGCGTGCCGATGCGAGCACGCTACCGATATACCCATTGGGTTGGAGGTCAGGGCGGACGATCTTCCTACGGCGTTTTCGACATCAACGCAATAAACAACGGCAGCGGATGGTGCTCGCTGAAAAGTTGGACTGACGTGATCGTTCCAACAATCACTGAATGTTACCGGCGCGCCGACGGAAAGTGGCACATCACGCATGCGATCGAGGTGACGCCATGACCTCCCGCGCTGCGCTCCAATACATGAGGGCGGCGGCAGTAAAAAGGCTTTCGCACGGACCGCTGTTCGATGGGATAGGGGAAGGACAATGAGCATCTACGCAAAGGACACCATCGTCTCGGTCGAGAAGTCGCGCACCGAGATCGAAAAACTGATCATCAAATATGGTGCCACGTCCACGGCATTCATGAACGCACCCGGCCGCGCTGTTATCCTGTTCGAGGCGAAGAAGCGCCGTATCATGTTCGAGGTTCCTCTGCCGTTGGCGGGTGATAGGAAGTTTGAGAAAGACGGCAACGGCAAGATCAGGACGGCGCAGAAGCGATATGAGGTATGGGAACAAGCGTGTCGCCAACGGTGGCGCGCGCTCGCCTTGGTCATCAAGGCCAAACTTGAGGCCGTCGAAAGTGGAATCACGACGTTCGAGGATGAGTTTATGGCTCATATCGTGATGCCGGACGGGCAGACGGTCGCAACGCACATCAGGCCACGGATCGCAGCGGCCTACGAGTCTGGCAAAATGCTGCCGTTGTTACCTGGGCAGTCAGAGCTACCGAACTGACGGAGGGGCATCGGCTTCTCAGTTACCTTCCACCGCGACGGACCTATGTCGAGCCAAAGCATCGATCTTACCCAACTGGCGCTCAGCGCGGAGCTTCATGTCGCGCCAGTTGTCCGGCGTCATTTCCTCGACATAGGTCCGCAGCCAAGAGAGATGTTGCCTAAGCTCGTTTTCATCCATCAGTCCGCTCCTTCACTTCGGCCGCTTGCCGGCCGGACGCATTAGGCTATCCGCTCTTGGTGCCGAGCAAGTTGACCTTCGCTGAAGATAAACAGCATACCGTCGCTGTTTTCGACAACGTATCGTTCCGTGCCAGACAATTTTTCAAAAGCGGAAACGATTCTGCCCTCGAATCGATAGTCTCCCGCTTCCTTGATGACGTAATCACCTATCTGATACTTCATCGCCTAACCCCTCCTTCACTTTGGCCGCTTGCCTGCCGGACCTGACTTTTGTTTTTTCTCTGGCATCTTTCCAAGTGCGCCGATGCAGACTTGGTAACGGCCGGCGCCCTGGTCCATCAGGCTAATGCCGCTAAGGACAACAGCCGTGCCGCCGTTCTCGTGTATCCAGTGTTGTGCCGCGTAGAACAGATTGTGCGCGTGATCGCCTTTACGGTAGCGTAGCCAAGTCCATTTCCGCTTCCGCTTTACTTTTTTCTTCTCAGCCATAAGCACCTCCTTCACTTTGGCCGCTTGCCGGCCTCCCTTATTCTTCGATCGCCCATTCCGTTTTTGGAATAGATTTGGCCAGATCAATAATACGCTGCGCCGATGCGAGCGTGTCGCTTCTTACCGGCATACCGATTCCCCGTCCTGTTTTGGCGAGTCTCTTGCCGTGCATTCGGATCAGGCTCAGTTTTTCAGACGTGCTCAATTTTTTCATTTCCGCTTCTGCCTCTCCAGTTCGTCAATTCCTATTGTCGGCGGTCCAGTCAATCAAACCGATTGCGCCGGCAAAGAATGCTGCATCCTCAAGCCAACCCTCGCGGTCCTCGCCGGTCTTTGTGCTCGCATGGCGATAACAATTCTCCAGCCGCTCAGTCAGCCATGCCTTTACGTCAGCGGCGGTCATCACTTCAATCATGCCGTTTACAAATGCGCGATCAGGTTCAATATCCGTTGACGGCTCAGCCATATCTCAAATCCTTCGCTTGTCGGCCAGCCGGCCAACTGCTCACTTCCGCTTCTGCCTCTCCAGTTCGCGCAACGCCAATTCAATTCCGCGCTCCACGATTTGAGTCATGGTTGGCGGGTACTGTCCAATCTGACTGGCAGCGCGAAGCCGCTCCAGCAGGTCGGAATCAAGCCGCATGGATACCTTTTCTTTTGCCATGGATTCGTTTATAAATGCCATGGCTCGCCACGTCAAGCCTTGACGGGGAAAATACTAGGCGTTAATATGACTGCGCTGAACTGTCTCGTTAGATATAGGAGGCGGACATGGCAACAGGGCGGGGAAAGCCCGCCCGCATTGCCACAGCAGGGAGATGGTCGGATTATGCAAAACTGCCAGCAATGCGGCGAGCCGACGCCGAAAGATGGATTTTCCGAAGGCGTTTGCGTTGCTTGCTACAATGAAAATCAACATTCACTCGATCTTCACAACGCCCAGTATGACCATTGGCAGCGACTAACCGACGCCGAGCGCGAATCTGCTATTTGGCGTGCAATCCGCAACAGCTAGAATGGGGCGGGAAATGACGAGCGGCGACCAGGAGCGCAATGATTGGTCAGTACCGGCGCTTACGTTTGTCACCTATTCCGTCGTCATCTTGGCTGTTGGGTGGACCATCGGATGGTACATCTTTGGATGACCGCAAGAAAGGCAGGATTGATGCCACATGAAGTCGATGCCGAGAAAGTCCTGGATTGGGCTGCCAGCATGTTTGGGCCAATCGCACGGGACCGGAACGAGCGAGCATGCCGGTTCCTTGAAGAGGCGATAGAACTTGCGCAGGCAGAGGGTCTGGATATGGAGATCGTCAATGCGATTACGGCTCGGGTGTACTCCCGAGAGCCAGGGCCGATACATAAGGAAATCGGGCAAGCCCGCATGACGCTGGACTGCCTAGCCAAGAATATTGGGCTCGACGCGCAGATGGAAGAGCGGCGGGAATGGGATCGGGTCCGAACTATCCCAAAAGAGGAATGGCAGCGCCGGCACAGGACCAAAGTTAGGCTTGGAATAGCCGCAAATGGCATCCTCGTTAGTGCTGGATCAAAATCAGGATAGACGCCAGCCAATCAACCACAGAAAGGTCCGAAATATGGACGACATCGTTGCCCGTCTTCGAGAGTATGCAAAAGATTGGCGTGAGCGCGCGGCCAGCAACTCTATTTGCTTAGAAGCTGCCGACGAAATCGAGCGCCTGCGCCGCGCTACTCATTGCGAGAACTGCGACGGCACTGGATGGGTCTGCGAGAATCATCCGAACTTGCCATGGGATAGTAAGAACGCGGCATCCTGTGACTGTGGCGCCGGAATGCCGTGCGGGGTGTGCAACAAGTTGGCATTTACAGGAACTGAAGAGGGATCGGCACTTTGATCCCCCATCCTCGCTACCGAAGAAATAAAGCAGAATTACACATTTGTGGAGAAACTATCGAGAGCTTAGAGCGCGCCTTATCTCGACAGTCAGGCAAAATACCGGATTCATACGAGGAAGCATGCGATATAATCAGTGAGATTGATTCGTTGTTGCAGGAAAGAGCGCTGCTGCTCGGGCATATTACTGACGATGAATAGGACAATAAATGCTTTTTGTTGCGATCTCAATTTTTCTGTTCGCCCATCTACTGTTAGTGCTTAAATGAGTCGGACATGGCAACAGGGCGGGGAAAGCCCGCCCGCATTGCCACAGTAGGGAAAGGGGCAGTGATGACGGAAAAGCCAAATCCGACATGGCTGACGGACGAGAACGAAAGACCGCCATATCCGATTCTGCGATGCCCGCGCTGCAAGGCGGTTTTTCACGACTCGTAGATTCACGTATGCAAAGACTTGAATAAACCAACTTTGAGGCAGAAAGGGCAGGACAATGAGTGATAAAACTCTGACAGCTATGCATATCGCGGAGAACGATAAAAAGCGGAACACCGCTATTTTTGAGCAGCAGGTGGAAGATTTCTTTCGTCGCTTTGCACCGGAGGATCGCTCTGAACGGGTTCAGTTTGAACTTTCTTTATTTTCTCTTGTGCGGCAAATTTACGCGGACGCCCAAGAGCCGTTGCTGAAGCAGCTTACAGCAACCATTGGCGCGATGGCGACCGTCCAAACCCCGGTTATATTCCCGCCTGACCCTAGATTTCACGGCTCAACAAAATAGGCCATGCGCGCCGCTCCAACGAAAAAAGCCCCGCCCGGCCGAAGCCAAGCGGGGCCAAGTCACGGGGACGTTAAACAGACCGGCGGCCGGATATGGCCGGTAGCCTGCTATCACCGGGGGAGGGCCGGAGATTTCGTGGTCTTATCGTTCACAACCTGAAATTCAAGTTCAGGAACTTCAATTTCCAACGGCCAAATACGGCTCGTTAGACCACACCGATAAAACAGAAGCACCTCCCGGTATTTTGTTTTACCGGGAGGCAAACTTCGGTCAACTTTAACACCTACGTACTCGACCTGCTGACCTAAATGTGCTGGAATGCGTAGTGCCTCTTTTACATAAAAACGAATAACACCGTCAGCCCCAACCAGCTCTCGCGAAACAATCCCCTCACACCGTCGCTGCCACCGCGCTTCCCACCTAATAGTAACTGACGGAAGCACGCCAACCGGCAGGGGCTGAGACAGATTGATGCTTTCCGGAATAACGTAACCGCCAACTAGATCGACCGGCTCAGACCGATCGACCTGTACAAGAAATCCACAAACGAGAAGCAGGACAGCCGTCATTGCCGGCATTGCCGGCATCACGTTTCGAACCAATATCCTACGCAGCCAGATAGCTACGAACATCGTCACGGACCTCTTACGAAGAGCTTGGCTATCCAGTCAACAATTCCAGTGTTCTGAGCTAAGAGCAAGACCGTACCACTACCTGTTAACCAAGACAGATAAATCAAAATCCGTCGTCGAATTATTTCACGCCTTTTCTCTCGCGCTGCTTGTTCGTGCCGAAACTCTCGCAGCCATTGATTTTCATCGGGACGCAGTGGAGAGCCATCAAAACCCGACCGAGGCACCTCCACATCTTGCATTTTGTTTCCTCGCGTCGTTAACGGTTGTGTAGGCGCGCGGTTCCGGTACGGTGGTTAAAACGCGGGACATTTCTTGACTACGCCAACAGAGGCACCCGATCAATGAACCCAAGAATCCTACCCGTGTGTGGTAGTAGCAACCTTACAAGCAACAGGATGACGATCAGCGCGAAGATGACCCATAGAATTTGAACAACCTTGGCCGGCAAACTGATGCCGACGACTGTTTGCAGAACCCAAATGCACAGGTAGATGACGATAGCTACCAAGCAGATGTAGATCAGTAGCTGGATCAGGGCCTCAAGCATGACGGTAACTCCTAGTGGTTATTCGAACGATCGCCTACACGCTCCGACCACGACAGGCGCGGGCCTTGTCGCGCAGGTCAAGATAATCGACAATGGCCTGTTTTGTTGCCGGGGGGAGCTTCTTATATTCGGCAGCCAATTGCTGCTGTTCGGACCTTGTGTAAACCTTCTCGGTAGGACAAGCGCGCGGATCGAACGTCACGCAAGTAGAAAGAACCCCACACATCAAGGTGACGGCTGCAATTTTAAAAGGTGCCATCTTTCAACCTCTTTTCTACATCCCCCGGTTTCGTTTTCCGCTTGTCGATCTTGTCGTACTTGTCCGTGACCTTTTTGACTGCCGAGTCGCGCTTCTTCTTCTCCAATTCACGCTGATCGCGCACGCCCTTTGCATAAAATGCCGCCGCCGCCAGGATAACGCCGCCGACTGCAAACATCAGCCCACGGATCGGAGGTACATAGATCGCGATCGCAATGCAGGCCAGGCCCACAACAACAGCGACGACAATCCAGACGTTGATCTCATTGATGATGTTAAGCGTGATCCATTCCATCATTGCCGAAGCCCTTCCTGATAATCCTTGACCGCCGCGCGCTGCGAATTTCCAGACTGACGGGAAATGTAATAGAGCGCGCTGGACAGCACGAGAGCAGCCGAAGCCCATACCGGCCACGGCAGGTCGGTTACGAATTGCTTGACGGGAGACAGCCATTCGACGGCATCGGAAAAGAATTGCCCGATGCCTGTTATTGTTGCCGTGGTGGCGGTGCCGACAGCGCCCCAAAAACTCACCTTCTCAGCCCTTCGCGACGCCGACACGTCCGTTGCGGTTTCAGAAAGCCCGGCTGCTGTCATGGACGCGCGCGCCTGCGAGACAGGCCGAACAAACCCAGCGCCGCGCGCAGCCTCAATTTCGGCATCGAGATCGGTCAGCACCTTGCCAAATTCATCAAGCGATGTTGGTGACGACAAATCCGATTCCCGATCGTTCAGAAATGCCGAGATCGCGCCTGCGGTCATACCGCCCCATCGGCCGTCGAGGCCGCCTGGATTATAGTTCATCCGCTTGAGCACGGTTTGAACGCGGGACACATCCTCATCATATTCGGCATGGCGTGCCGGCAGCGCTACTGTCGCTTGGCTGATTTCTTTGGTCACGCCAAGAACTTCAAGCCATTTGTCAAACGTGCGTTCCGGCTCGCCGCTATCAACGAACTCGAAATGCATGTTGTCTTTGCGGCCCTTGTAGTCCCCGCCCCACTTCGCGCCCTCACTTTTGAATGCCGCGATAACAGGCAGCGGAATGGTGGACCTGACCGCACCAAGACCGTTTTCTTCCGAGTTGATATCGATCGCAGCGCCATAGGCGTGGTTTGACCACTTTGTCTTGCTGCCGCGAATCTTGCGCGGATTGAATGTCCCGGCCGTTCGCGAGACGCCGAGCTTGTCGATCATGGCCTGGTCGTGGCCATAGAAATCCCAAATCTTTTGCAGCGCAGCCGCCAGTGCCGGGGCGGCCTTTTTATGAAACCTCAACCGCGTGAGCGGCGCGCCGGAATAGGTCATGCGAAACGGCGGCTCGATGTACACCATCTGCTTTTCGACCACGCTCGGAGGCTTGCCATAAAAGCGGATCAGTGCGGCTTGGTTATCTTTCGGCCACTTTCTCATCAGAACACTACGGCGCCGAGCACGAATCCCACACCAAACACAATGACATGAGCCTTGTACGGCGTCGCCGTCCAGACATCAGAAATCCAGGTACCGATTGATTTAAGTGTTTCCATTGTCAAGGAATCCCAAGTTTCCAGATCAAAGTGCCAACGAGTATCGCAATACCCGCACCGGCAATCCACATGCCAAGGATAGCTGTTGGAGGATCAGTCGCTCGATTTGTTATTAAGGCCCCAACAAGTATCATGATTACACCTAGTGTTATCATGATGCCTCCTAATACCCATTGATCGGTGCAAAGAAACACCGTCGCGTTCCGTTCGGCCGCTGGCAGCGCCAGTACTTGCCATCCTCGCTCGGGATGGTTTCCGTTTGCGGCACAAGCTCTTTGATGTGCGTCAGCAGATAGCCGCCATCGACGGGTTTGATATTGGTGGCCGAAATTTCAAAACAGTCCGCTTTCCCGCAACACCACTCGTTGTTGATTGGGCCTCGGTATCCGCCCTGGGAAATCCAGTGGTCGTGCGCCCGCGCTGTCCCAATGATCGATGCGATGAGCGTGATGACAGCTGCCAAAATGAGGCATCCGATCAGCCATGCAATGCCTGCTGATATGTGGCCTCCGAGCGTCGTTTGATCACGTGGGATCATTAGGATATCATTCCTTGATTGGCTGTAACATTTCGTGATTGCGGAGGTGGTGATATGGGTTGACTAATTATACGGGTCTCATTACTATCATCATATCGACAGAGGAGACGACGGACATGTTGACCCAAGCCCAGATCACATATTTCCGCCTCGCGACAGCCGCCAACAATAATGGCGGATACGAAGAAGACGCCGACCTGGACGACGCCTGTTGCCGTGACGATCAGGTCGCACAGACCCGCGACACCATCGCCGATTTCGTCACCAAATGTGGCCAGCCGCACGAGACAGATAATTACAGCTTCGGTAACCTGCTGGTCTGGAACGGGTTACAGACTCGCAAGGGAGCCACACGCGGTAACCTATACGTGATGGATTTCGGCGAGGCGCGGGGCACCTATTTCAGCGGGCAGGCGTGATAACCCCTATTCAATACCCAACGGGAGACACCGACATGACCATGGTCACCAATGTTATAATGCGCACATCGCATGTGGAGTTTGAGGCTGGCGGCGCGCGCTACACCTACATCCCAACGCGCGGTCGGCTGTATGTCGGCGGCTTCGGCACCCCGGTGCACGAGTCGGATATGGGCAGCTTTGAAATATCCGACCGCGTAACAGGTGACGAGGTGGCGTCACACGCCGCACTGCTCGGCGCCACCGTAAGCCGCATGCGGTGAGACGCTACAAGCGTCGCGCGGCGTTGTTGCGATTGCAGGGTGGCGCCTGCTTTTATTGCGGCGAGCCGATGTCGACAACGGCAGCCGACCCGCTGCGCATGGACACGTTTGATGAGGTCGTACCTCGATCGCGCGGCGGGATGGCTATCAGAACCAACGTCGTGCTCGCGTGCATGGGATGCAACCGAGATAAGGGTAATAGAATGCCGACAGCAGAGGAACTAGACCGCCTGCATCAATTGTTAGCGCGTGATACCATCCATCAACAATCCGATTACTTGGAGCATTGGGGCGACGATGACTATTCGGAGGCTCAATCATGACCTGGTCCTCTGACCGCCGGCTCGATTTCATCGATTGGTGCCTCGCCATTCGTGGTGAGGTACAGCGTGCGGATATCTCCGGAGTATTTGGCGTCTCGACTCCGCAGGCGTCGATTGACATCGCCGCATTCGAGCGGGTGCACCCTGGCGCCATGCGCTACGACAAAACCGCCAAGCGGTACGTCCCCAGCAAAACTCCCTACGAGTCCCGTCGTGGCATGGACGATCCCAATGTCAGGCGGGCGCTATCTCTTCTGTCCACAGCCGGGCATCCGATGGGATGGGCGGGGGAGTCGGTCTAGCGACTCGCCACCATCACCGGCGCCTCGAAGACGCATATTGCGCCCTGCGGCCACGATGGACGAACCGACCTTCCCGCCGGCTAGGACTATAACTGATATGGATATGATTCACGTTCCAAGCATCGGTTGAGATGCCGTGACGCCATCCGGCGAGGGCCTTGTAGGCGCAGGCGTAGTTATCGACCTTGAAATCGGCTGCCTTGAAGTCAGCATGCAGGCTGCGCCTTCGCGTGCCCGCCACACGCGCGCCGCGTCTAAATGTGGAAACCACCGCAAAGCCCCGACAACGATCCTGAACCCTCCGCAGAGCTGATTTGACCTGCCCCGGCAATCCTCCGATCGGTGCCCGCGCCACGGCTCGAATACCATGATCAAACCTAGCGCCACCGCTGTTTGTCACCGCCCGTCGATATCCTGCAATCGTTGCTGATCGCCTGGCATTTCGCTGTCGGCCGACATGGCGGGACCGCTTGACCGTCTTCTTCCGTTTTTTGGCCTTCTTGTGCTTGACGGCCTTGCGGGGAGGCTTGGCTGTGTACTTTCCGATTCCGGCATGACCGCCGAACAGAAACTTCGCGATCGGATCGGCCTTGGCCGGCGCCGGTGCGAGCAGAAAACAACCCATGGCAATGCCGATTGCGGCGATAGCACGTCGCATTGAACACCTCGTTATTTGTGAAATTATCGAGTGAGTCTCTTTTGGCCGTTCATCACAGCAATGGTTGCTTGATTCGCCTCGACCATTTCATTGCGGAATGACTCAATGGCCGCGCCGGCTTGGCGGGTCTGCTGGGCACCCTCAAGAATCAGAAGTGGAAGCACGGCGATAGAACAATCCCAGCGGTCTATATATTCCTCGCTCTGAGGATGCTTGCCACGAATCAGCGTCCAAAAAGGACACGTTTCGCATACCTCATACATTGATTTTTTGTGAAGCGGGCACACAAGGTCTTTTGGGCCGCGCGGCTTTTGAATTGTCACAACTAATCCTTGGTGGCAATAATCACGTCGACAAAGGCCATCGACATGGTGAATGTGTGCGTGTGGCCGGTTCCGCTACCACCAACGGAAGTAAGCGTGATATCGGTGTTCAGACTTGTGCCGGATGCAATCGCCGTGACAGCACTCAACGCCGCGCCGGAGGCATAGGCTCCGGAGGTGTTCGTATAGGTCAGTGGAATTGCGACAGTGGCCGGAAGATTTGCCTGTGTGATGGAATGACTTCCCGTAGCCGTCTGCGCCATGACCGTCGAAAAGGCATTTGTCCCGCCGGAGCTCGCAGTACCACTGACAATGCGTAACGCCTTATCGTTGTGCGTTGTGTCCTTCGTCCAGCCTGTCGGCGCCGCCGTTTGAACAAAGAGCGCCTTTGTTCCAGACGGAAATGACGAAACAGTCCCGGTAATGGTCAGGTTTCCACCAACCGCAAGATCGCCAGTGATGTTGCCGGTTGCCCCGGTTACAAGCCCCGTTACCGTCATATTTCCAGTGAGGGTCGAGGCCCCGGCCGTCCAGTTCTGAACCTCGGTTCCACCGGCGGTGACGGCTGGGGTGTCGGCAGCCTTGCGCCAAAACCCGGTATTGGCATCCGAAGAACCGCCAAAGCCATACCCCGGAACCGTGACATTGCCGCCAAAGCCTTTGATGGCTGCGGTCATGCTGGTCTGGCCATCGGCAGCCAAGGAATTTGTGATTTCATCCCGGATGTCTTCTAGGACATCGTTCACATCCTCGGCCAAGGCAGCAGTATCCGCGACAAAGGATTGTGTCAGGGCCATTGTGCCTGAGCCGTTGCGGGCCATGGGCATTCTCCGCTAAAATAGAAAACCCGCCATGGAGGGCGGGCCTTATGAAACAATTCTTCTGGCGGTTGTTTCAGGCATCCATTGTCGGTGTCGTGTTTTGGATCAACCACCGCATTGGTGTTGTTGACAACCCGATGGTCGCCGCGACATTTGGCGTCGTAATGGCCGTTTTTGCCACAGTACTTGTGACCATTGTCGTTGAATCCGTGCAAGCACTCCGAAGCGGATTAAGGATTGCGCTGAACATTTTGGGCTTCAACAAGCGCTTGAATAACGGCCAAGTTCCGGGTGGTAGGCTTAATGCCGATAGCGGCAAGAGCTTGCGGGTCTTGGGCGAGCGGCGATCTGGAGGCGACCAGTTCCCTGAATAGTCTTGTTTGCCGCGCTTGGGATGCATTTCCTACAGCCCTCGCCGACCGGCCAAGCCCACGTGCGCCAAGCGCCGTCAAAATGCCTATCGTCGCTGCCGTTTGCGGGTCTTGTCCACTCGCGAGAGATAGACCACCTACGCCAAGCGCGGACCCGCCAGGCCCCACCATGCCAAGTGTACCAGTCCCGCCGAAACTGTTGCCAATATATCTCGCCGCATTCCCGGTTTTTGTACCTAAAACAGAGCGCTCAAGAGCCTTACGCTCTGCGGCTGTATAGCCCGCAGTTCGCTTTGGATTATCTAAAAGGCGCCGTAGATTCTGCCTGGTCGCATTGTTGACATTGCCACCTGAATACGTGCTGGCCGCCCTGTTTTCAGCCATCTTCACAAGGCGGTCAACGTCACCTGTTCTCATAGCCGCTGCCCAGTTTGCTCTTGCATCGCGCAAAATAGGTGCAACCTCAGAAATATTGCCGGCGAGAACTTTGCCAGCCGGGATATTCTCGACATAGGTGTCAATGTCTCTAATGGCCTGCGATGCAACTCGGGCATTCTTATTCATTTTTCCGGTTATTTCCGTGCCTTTATCGACAACCTCTCGCAAAACATCCTTCGCAGACTGAAGATCGGCGACACTGGCCGGGCGACTTTCCTTCATCGGCCGCGACAACTCATCAGTAATTGCCTTGAAGGCGCGTTTGGCATTTCCTGGCCTTGCCCCGGCTGCGAATGCATCGTGGATTATGATGTTTGACAGATCGGCCGGACTTGTCGGGTCCACACGAAGGGCCTTAACAACAGGACTATTATAAAGACCAGACGATGCGTCTTTCATGTTTGCGGCAGACGGGAAATTTTTCCGAGGCAACGCTGCGCCGCCGATGACAGCGCCGGCAATTGCCGCCGGCATTTCCCAGCTAGTTCCTTCAGCAGCCGTCCGCGCCAGTTCAGCGCCGGCACCAGGCATAAGCGCTCCGCGCACCAAGCCTTGCCCGGTCAGCATTCCTGGAATTGCAAATGAACTTGCGGTTTGAGCAACGCGCCCAGGCAACGTCTCTGGCTGGAATCCAGTAATTGGAATGCCGGTCGTTTCGTCAATTTTTCTCATAATAGCCTGGCTGCTCACCGGAGACGGCCCAAGGTCGCCTTCATGGTATTTTCTCAGCCAAGCCGGCATCACCTCCAACGCTTTGGCTCGGTACTCATCAACCGGCGCGCCAGCCTCTTTGTACTTCCGAATTCCAGAAAGCATTGCATCGCCAATGTCGCCACTCTGCCCGGCATAAATTGCCGCACCCCGAACAACACCAGACCCAAGCCCCTTCGCCACGTCGAGTGTGCTATTGACTGGCCCGGAGGGCGCTGACGATGGTTGCAGGGACCGCGAGATTTCATCAACGGTTTCATCTTGCTGGTCAGGTGGCAGAGAGAAAAAGTTATCCCCGACTGTCACCTTTTGTCCGCCAACAGTGATTTGAGCCATTGTTAGAAGCTCCACTCCACGCCGGTTTTTGTTTTTCTTTTCCCGTCGTTTGTTCTGTTATTATCAGTCTTGAGATCAGTGTATTCACCGCGCAGTTCAGGCATTGTACGGATCACGTCGTCTCGCGTAATAATCCTATTTGTTGAAGTGTCTTTCTTTCCAACGCCATGAACAACGTCAAGATATTCATTCTTGAGACGCTTCATGTTGTATTCAAACTGTTCCTTCGTTTGCGACTGGACAATGCTGCCGCGAACAGATTCCAACCTTTCAAGTTCAGCGATGGCGACTTGACCAAGAGCGCCGCCGGTTGGTGAGTTGTTTCGCATCTCTTGCAGCCGGTCAAAACCGATGTTTGCTTTGATGCCACCAAGCAATTTGCTCAAGTTGTGAGCGGCCGTGCCGGGAACGCCAGCTGCAAGACTGCCAATACCGAGGGCTTTTGGATTGTCGCGCGCGACATCAAGACTGCGGTTGATATCGTCAATCATGATATTTGCAGTTCTTACCGTCGACCTGTCTCTTTCTTCCCTACCGACATTTTTCTTCGCAGCCTCCAGCGCCGTCGCCTTTTTCGCCTCAAAGTCAATGAGTCCCTGACTGGCTTCCGGCGACGCCGGGATCACAATCCGATCGGTTGGATTACGCTTGTTGACTGCAATGACAGCCCCGTCCGGCCTGTGCTGGATGTCATAGTCGGACGGCTTTAGCCCCTGAGCAATTTTCGACTTCACAATGGCCTGCAAAGCAGACGGGGCAAACCCAAACTGTGGCTTGGATGACAACGCGATTAGCCTGCCAGTCTGCGGATCAATGCCGCCAAGGGCGCCGGCCTGCGGCGGGGTCGCTTGTGGCGGCACGGCCTGCGGGACCGGCCCAGTCTGAGCGGGAGCCGGCGTGGCAACGGGCGCGGCCGGTGCCGCCGGCTGTCCACCCTGAATGCCCTGTGCAAGATTCTGTAGGCCGGGCTGGGAGGGATATGACGGCTGCGCCTGGGCAAAGCGCCTTTGCGCGGACAACGCCTCAGTGCCGCCCTGAGGGGCTTGTGGGGCCTGTTGGGGGCGGGCCTGCGGCATCGGCGGAACCGGCATCTGTGGAGGCTGCATTCCCTGTGCGCCAATGCCTGCCAGGCCACGGGCCAATTGCGGCTGACCACCGGGAGGCGGTACGGGCGGCATAGGCTGGCCTGCGGCCTGTGGATTGGCCGGCGGGGCTGGAACGCCTGTCCTGGCAACGGCGGAAATCTCAGGCTCAGTCTCTGACGCCTGACGCAATGCAACAGATTCCTGCGGCGTTGGACTGCGGCCCATGCGCTTTTCAAACGCGGCCACCATGTCGTTAAATGACGTGGTGCCGAGCGCGCGCGCCTGCGGGGCGGTTGTCGCCGGAACATCGCCTTGTCCGCCCGCTACGCTGCGGAGCCAACTGGTTCGGTTCGGCGCGAATTGAGCGCCCTGCAATAGGGCCGCCTGCTGCGGAGGCGTCATTTTTGACGGGTCAATCCCGGCCGCCGCCCATTTCTGCGGCATTTTGTAGTGACCGAGATATGAGCCATAGGCCAAAGCCTGCCGCTCGGCCGGGGCGTTAACGAACTCATCCCACGTCATGCCAGCAAGGCGACCACCGGCTTCCTTGAACGTGTCAGGGCCGATTTGTGAAATCCCGCGATACTTGCCGCCAGGTGACATAGCCTGCGGGTTAAAGTTCGATTCCATGCCAAACACGGCGGAAACCGCGTCGGGATGAACGTTGTATTTTTGCGCCAGCGCAGCAATGACCGGGCGGACATTCTCCGGAGCTTGTCGTTGTGCCATGGACGTAATGTCGGCCGGGATTCCGGGCGACGCACCCGGCCCGTCCTGCCCGCCAGCCAAGGCATTCGAAACCATACTGGGCGGTGCAACAGCGGCACTAGGACCGGACAGTGCCGCCGCAACCGGAGACGGCGGCACAGCGGGTGCAGGCGTGGCCGCAGCATCCGGCGCGCCAGCACCTGACAACAGGTTCGGCAGGCTATACTTGCCGGAACCGAACAGGTTGCTTAGGAAATTGTCACTTGCGACCTTCGGGGCTGGATTTGCCGCCATCCATGAATCTTTTGCCTGAGGGCCGCCCAAAGCGGCAATCACGTCCGCCGTTGCGCCATAGGACGCCTTTTTTTCATCATCGGCCGCCTGCCGCGACATCAGCCCGCCAATGCCGGCCTCAGCCAATTGGGCAAGACCTTGCGTCCAATGCTGAATCGGACGCCCCTTGAGCGCCTTCATCAGCATGGCATTGGCATACGCCCTGCGGAGTTTGATTTCCTCCGGGGTGGTGCCACTGTCGACTGGACTGGCCATGCTTACAGCCCCCCGTAGTTCACGGAATCAAACCCGTCCGCGTCGCGGCGAACAGCGTGCGGCGCAACCTGCACCACTTCATCAGCCATGACGCCCATCTGGATCGGACCATCCTCCAGCCGGTAGGTATAGACGCCAATGCCGCTATCGAGCCTTCCGACGCGCTTGATGTCGGTTTTCAGGCGACGGTCGGACTTCGCCCACCCGCCAAGCGCCGCACCGCCAAGGCCGAACAGTCCAGACAGCATTGCATTGTTCGCACCGATCTGCTGGTTGTAATTGTTCAGTTGGCCGGCATAATTTGATTGTACCAGCCCGGTATAATCGACCGGAGCAACGCCAGCGCTTGAAGTCGGCGCCCATGTCGGATTCGACACCTGCGAACCACTCATCAACGCGGTGATTTCATTGATCGGCTGATTGCGGGCCTGCAACATTTCACCAACGCCCTGCTGGCGAGCATTGAGCAACCAGTTGGTCTGCTGACGCCCGGCATTGTCCATGAAATTGCGATATTCGCGGTCGTAGGCTTCCGTGCCGAGCCCAATTCCGCGATTGAGCAGGTCCACCTCTTTCTTCTTCCACTGCTCATCCATCAGTGGTTGGTAATACTCGCTATAGAGGTTGTTTAGATAGCCGGTCACTGCATCGTTGGACAGATCGATGGGTTGCCCAAGGTGATCCGTCAGACGCTGAACTTGGCTATTGGCAAGCTGTCCACTCGACAGTGCGAATTGCTGGTTCTGGTCGAGGATGGCCTGTTGTTCAGGCGTGAGTGAGGTAACAGCCTCGTAGCGTGGTGTTCCGTCTTCCCATGTGCCGATCTGGTTATAGGTCAAATTTCCATACGGCGTACTTTGATTGGTGGCATTCAGGCCATATTGCGTAATCGCGGTCTGAGAATTCAGATCGGCCTGCGCCTGCGCTGTTTTTTCAGGATCGGGAGGTCGAGGGGGTGCCGGGGTACTGACCATTAGAGCCACCTGCATTCGTCGTTTGTCATGCGGAACATCACCGCGTCATCGTCGCGAAAGTATTTCTTCGCGACCATCTCGTATTGGAAGCCAAAGCGGGGAGCCATTTTCAATGCGCGCTTGTTGCGCTTTTTGATGTAAGCCGTCATCCGCTGACAGTTGAGTTGTTTGAACACATAGTCGGCAATGTAGCGGAGAACACCGCGCGTCAGGCCACCGGGTTCCGCAACAATCGTCACATCGATATTTGAGTGGTTGTAACCATTGAACACGCAGGCGCAGAGAGCGCGGCCGTCATTGGCGGCAAACCCGATCGCGATGCTTGGCGGTGAAATCTTCACCTTCAATTTGTTCTCGACGTATCCGATAACGGACTCATCGACCACGACCTGCATTAAACGAAGTCGCCGGTTTCATAGATAACATCGAAGCCGTTGACGAATAGCGTGACGCTGTTGCCAGACGTTGGCGCGACAGAAACCGTCATGTGAACAGCGGCACAATGCCCGATGCCGGAAATCGACTGCCATTCTGTCTGTGGAACGTCCACACCTGAGCCGCCCCAATCGAATTGATTCCAGTTGACTTGGTTCCAGTTCGCACCGCCTCCCGAAGGAGCGGAAATCACCGTGGCGGGTATATTGTCCTCATAGTCAACGTCCATGCCGATTGACGGTTCAACCCGGCCGTCCGTCGTGATAATCGGACGGATCATCTTGAAGTGCTTGTTGCGGCCTCGGTCGCCGTAATAGTTGAATGCCGTTTTCAGCTCTGCCGTGATTGGATCGCCAGCATCATCCTGTCCGCTGTCGGCCATATAGACGATGCTATTCCCGCCAAAAAAAAGCACATCGTCCATGATTTCCCATGAAAAAGCATTTTGCCCCTTATAGCGGCACCATGCCCCGGAGATTGTGTTCATCACGTATTGGTGCGAGGTCACACCGTCCGTAATCGGAACATTGATAATAGCAGCGGTTCCCTTCGGATAACCGATCAACTGCCAGCCGAAATGAGACGCGGCGTCACGCGCAGCCGACGCCATCTCGCGCTGGATGTTCGCTGTGATGGCCGCAATCTGCACCGCGCCGCGATCCAATGCCAATGCCTTGGAGAGCGGGACAACTCCGTCAATCGAGATATAGGCCAGGTCGCCCGCTACCTTGGTCAGACACCGCCTGCCAATCGGAGCACCCATGTTGAACACGCCAATCAGGGACCATGTGTCGGAACTGGCAGGGTCAATACCTTGATAGACCGCGACCTGACCACGGCTTGAGACGAACACCGCCAGATCATCCGGGCCTGTCCCGCTGTCGACCGTCCAGGAGCCGATGGCCACCAGATAGCCGCCAAGGTCGAAATTGGACCCAAGTTCAAAGGTTGTGGCCGCCCCCGCTACGCTATCGAGCGGAAGATAGGCCGCTTGTGTGCTGGCGTTCTGAACCAGCCAAATGCGCTTCTTGTGGACCGCGACATTGACGGCATTCGACGCTGTGATGCCGGTGATTGAAGGCGTTGCCCAGGTTGATCCGTTATAGTGGCGCGGGTCGTCCGCTCCATTCACGATGAACAGAAAGTGACCTCCGCTGGTCGTGAAATTCACATGCTGCCAACGGTCGGAAGTCACCGAGGACACAGCTACCGTGGCCGTGGCCGCGCTGGTCGCGTCATAGATGTTGGTGCCCTGGGCAGCGAACAGCTTGCTTGTGCTGACACCGTGATAGGTCATCAGACTATCGACGGTACCACTGCCAACGCCCGTTGCGTGCGAGGTAAAGCCCCTGCGGAGTCGCACAAACCCCTGATCCGGAAAGAAGTTCTCCAACGTAATAGCCCGCTTGGCATCCATGGCCGATATAGGCGAGGATGCATCCCATCCCTCAACGGGCGCAGGAATGCTGGCCCCTTTCGACGTTCTCTGCCGAGAGGGGTTGGGACGAAGGGCTTGCAGCATTTATTGAGTCCCGTCGCTTATTTCAGCTTGTTCTCAAACCGCAATTGACGGAACTGAACCATATCAATATCGCGCAACAGCCTATCCCTCGTAGCTCGCGGGTCCGGCGACATCCCAAGTTGAGTCAAAACCTGACGCAAATCATTAATTGTTACCCTTTTCTCAGAACCAATCGCACTCAAGATGCCGGTATAGGCACTCCTGTCCGCCATCGCGCCCTTAAGCTGCTCGGTAATTGTCGTCGCCACGCCACTGGGTTGGATTAACTTCCCGCCTGCCGCGCCCGCTGCCCCGCGCATGGCGCCAAACGTCCCCATCCCAATGGTGTCAAGCGCGGTATTGAATGCCGGTCCCGCAAGCGCCTCGTTCTCGCCAGGTCTTGACGTGGCGGCGTACTGCATCAACGAATCTATTGCATTGACCGGAGAACCAACAAGCGCCAAGGCAACATTGCCAAGCTTCTCCGCAGACGGCCCGCGCTTGCTCTCAGACTTTACCGACCTCATGACACGATCCGCCGCGCGCTGCCATGGATCGTCAGACAGAGCAGCAACAACATCCATTGCCATTTACGAAACGTTCCAGTTACCGTCCGCAATGTACGGACGATAGGCGCCAAGATCGCCTGTTGTGCCCATGTTGATCCTCGGCTTGCTGGCGTCTCGCATCATCAAATCAGCAACCATCATTTCATAATCGCGGAATTCCTCGGCGTAATCGAAGCCCTTCATTTTCTTGAAGCGCCACACGATGCCGAGCGTCATAACCTCTTCGTCAAGTATTCCAGTGTCGCTATCGACCGCCCACCGCGCTTGCCCGTCTTCTGCCTCTGACTGGCACCAGTTCTTCGACACGTACTCAAATGCGTAGGTATCGCCAGCCGTCGCGACCGGCGTAATCAGCACTGCATTGCCGCGCTGCCGATATGCCTCAACAACCGTGCTCGCGACCGTGGAAATCTCAAGTTGCCAGTCCTGGGCATTCAAAGGCCCGCGAACCTCACGCTGTTCCGTGCGGTTAAAGAACGACTCGTCAACAAAGCGGTCGAAGTCTGACGGGATGGCGTTCGTCTGCTCGATTGTTGCAACAGCGGCAAACGTCTGTTCCTTGGTGAGAACCTGCCACTTGTAACGGCGCGCAAGGGTCTTGCCTTCACGATTGGCGAGGCCAAGCAACTGCCGAGTCTGTTGCGCCGTGGACGACACAACCGCAGTCGGTCGCGGGATGCCAAGCGTATCAGTAGCGTCCTGAATGATGGTCAGGAGGCTCATTAATAAAGACTCCCCCAGCCGCCGAGATTGACTGGACCAGCCGTATTACTGCCGCCAAGACCAAACAGACCCGCACCGCCCTCGTCCTGCCATTTCTTGACCAGCGACGGCAGGTCGTATTGGCTCATGTCGATGCCGTACTGCTTCATCAGCCCAGGCATGGAATACTGACCGTTGCCGGTAAAGTTGGCCATGTATTTGTTTTTGCTGTCGCCGCCACCAAAAGCTCCCATGGCGTCGGTGTACTTTTTCATGGCAGCCTGCCAATCGAATGGGTTGCTGGCACCAAAGTTGCCGGGACTCATGGCCTTGAGTTTGTTCATTGTGCCGCTGTCGCCGCTCAATGCTCCGACAATCTTTCCAAGGTCCATGTCGCTTGACTCCTGTTAGGCCGCGTCCTGCGGCTTGTTCTTTGAACCGGGAGGGCGCCCGCGCCGCTTGCCGATCTCGACGAACGACTCGACATCGGCCGCCGGCTTCATGTCAATACCGCGCTGCAAGTTCGTCAGCATATCCTTCATTTGCGCGATTTCCTTGGCCTGATCCTCGACCTCTGTTTGCAGTACGCCGATAACCTGATCCTTTTGTGTCAGTTCATGCACAAGGCCGTCGCGGTCGTTTTTGTTCTTGAGAAACGCCCGCGCCAGCTCAACATGACGCCGGAAACCAGGGAACGACACCCGCGCAATTGCCTGGTCTTCCAACTCGGCAATGTCTTCAACGGTCTTGATGTTGTAGCGCACCAAAGCGGCAATCATGTCCTGCGTCGCGTGCGGCCATGCCCCGAGCGGCGTGCCGTTCACCGGCATTTCCTGACCCTTTTTCCACTTGTCGTAATAGGGTTGTAGAATCTGCCATTCAGGACATGGATTTCCTGCCGGGCTAAGTTTTATCAGCCGGGAAATCTTCTCTTGGTTGGTTTCCTGGTTTTGCGTGCCGCGCCGCTGCCATTCCACCATTTCAATTTCCTTGGTCGAACCATCCGGCATATTGCGGTAGTCAACCCAAAACCGAAGAGGGTAGATCATCGGTGCTCGGCTTGTGCCATCATCAGGCTGCATTAATCGTCTCCTGTTTGGTTTCGTGCTTCTTTATGGCGATGGCCTGTTGCAGGCCATGGCCGTGTAAATCAAACTCGGCGTCCGGCATTCGCTCAACCATGTCGAAAAACTGTTGCGCGTATGTCACCATAACCCCAGAGGTTTCGAACCATTCCGACCCGCACCGGACTTGAATTTCGTTCTGTCTCTTGCCGGCGTGCTTGCCGGCGTGTTGCGCGCCAGATGCAAACGAGCAGTCCATTCCGTGAATGCGAAACGCCCGGTACCCAAGCGCATACATTAGCGAGATGGCGCGAAGTCCGACGCTGCCGCCGCCGTTTACCAGCCACCCATCAGGGTCGATATGGTCCAGTATCTCGAACGAATGCGGACCATCCATCATATGCCACAATGACATGTCCTTGCCGTCCAGCACCTCCAGCATGTTCGGGTGACAGCATGAGGCAATCAGATACTTTGTCGTGTCCTGCTGCAGGTTGATGTGCTTGGCTTTGTGCGGTCGCGGATCGCATTCAACGTGATAGTCCGGGATAATTTCCCGCTTGATCAGAAAGTCGTGCGCACCCGATACCGTAACCAGATCGCAGTTGATGTATTTCTTTTCCGCGATGATCGTCTGCCATGTCTCCCGCAGGGATGGGCCATAGCAGGCAAGAATTGCGATCCGGTCGTGCGGTTCTAAAACCCCGCCAACGCGCTTTGCGATCTTTGCGCTGTTCTCCCGGACCTGCGCCATTCGCACGTCATCGGTCAACGCACCCTTGACGTTCAACTCTCCGAGCATCAATAGCGGCTTGGCGGTACCGACAACCATGCCGTCCGAAACCGGGAACCATTCCAATATCTGGAAATAGTTCTCAAATAGCGCCTTCCAGCTATCGAGGCTTCGCAGCGCATCCGCTTGGAGTACGAAGAACAGTTTTCGTTTCGTGATTTCCCGCAACCGCGCGATTGCCGGTTCCGGATCGATCAACCGTTCCAGCAATCCAACAACAGAAACCATGCCTGTTGGTGGAAGGTTCTCACCGCGCCAGAACGCTATGTCATCAATATTTTCCTCACGCACAACCTTATCGAGCGCATCGCGCCATCTTGAGTCATACCCGATAACGGCAATTCTGATGCCATGCCGATCCTCCCAAGGAAGAACCTCATGTGGGACAGATTCCAGCAACTTGTTGCAGCCGTATTTTTCGGTATCAAGCCCGCTGGATTCTGAATACCAATCATCCAGCGCGATCATTCGCGAGGTTTTAAGCGCCTCATAGTCGCCCTTGATCGTCTCGACCGAATGCCCACCATCGATGAATACGAAGTCGGCACAAACCTGACGGCCATGCAATGTCTTGTGCGTATTGCCCTTGACCAGCTCGTAAGTAAATCCTGGGAACTCCGACTTGATCTTATCGAGGGTTGCAATGGCCTTTTCTATCGATCCGCGACCCTTGCTGTTTAATTCGTCACCGGCTTGCTCACCGCTGTCGAATAAGTCGTATCCGGTATAGTGTACCTTCTCTCGGTGCTTTAGTGCCTCGCGGCACATCAGACCTGCCCTTGCCCCGTTGAATACGCCAACCTCGACAATGGTTTTCGGACGGTTGAACGCAACCAGTTTTGGCAATTGATCGTATCGCCTCACGCTTCAAGCCTTTCGATTTCAGATGAGACCATTTCAGCCACCAGGTCATCGAATGAATATTCACACTGGAACCCAAACCGACTGACGGCCCGTGACGGGTCGCCGCACAGAACGTTGATGTCCGCCGGCCGAAAGAACTCCGGGTCAATCTCAATCAGGGTTTTACCGTCTGCGCCGACACCGCGTTCAGTCAGCCCAAAGCCCTCGAATGTCAGATCAACGCCAGCAGCCGCGAAGGCGAGTTCAGCAAAATCCCGCACGGATCGCGTCTCGCCGGTCGCAATCACGTAATCGTCCGGATACGACTGTTGCACGATCTTGTGCATGGCCTTCACATAGTCCTTGGCATGGCCCCAATCGCGCCGTGCGTTCAGGTTGCCGAGCCGCAATGGTTGCGTCCGCCCGTTGCGAAACTCGGCTGCCGCCCGCGCGATCTTGCGCGTGACGAATTCAGGCCCGCGTCTTTCCGATTCGTGATTGAACAGGATGCCGTTGCTTGCGTGCATCCCATAGGACTCGCGATAGTTGACAGTGGCCCAATAGGCAAACAGCTTGGCGACGCCATACGGGGAGCGCGGCCGAAACTCTGTCTGCTCGGTCTGTGGCCATTCAGGAATGTTGCCGTACAGTTCGGACGTGGACGCCTGGTAGAACCGTCCGCTATCGGCCATGCCAAGAACGCGCATTCCCTCCAGAAGCCGCAGTGCGCCCATAGCGTTGACGTTGGCCGTCAGAAGCGGGCAATCAAAGGATTGGCCGACATGGCTTTGAGCGGCAAGATTGTAGACCTCATCTGGTTTGGTTTTTTCCAGAACTCGCATCAGGCCGGAATCGTCTATCATGTCGGCGTCGTGCCAAGCCACGCCGTCAATGATACACTCACGGTCGCCAGTTGTTGGCCGCCTCAGCGCATGAACGTTATAGCCAATGCCGACCAGATATTCGCAGAGATAGAATCCGTCCTGCCCGGTTGCCCCGGTCACAAGAGCTGATTTCATGCGTAAGCAGCCTGCTTGGCCTTCGGGCCTTTGAAGTGCGTCATTACCCGCTGAAGCGGAGACTGCTTCCAACAATCCAGCGTCGATGCGTTCGGGCACAGGTTGAAAAACCGATGGCCGTTGTATTCAAAGCTCTTGCGCACAGCATCGAACACCGCGCAATCATGACATTCCGACAGGTGGTAAACCCGATCCGTCACGTAATATTCGCGCATTTCATCCAGAAACTGCTTGCCGGTTTCATTCAGCCGATAGCCGACAAAGCCAGTCTCGGAATGCGTCCATGACCGCCCCAGGTAGGAGGCAACATAACCGTCCGGAAGAACCTCATTCAGAAAGTCGTGGTTTACCTCGCGGATTGTTTCGGTGTCGCCGTCGAGCCAGATAAGCCAATCAGCATTTCGTGGGGCCTTGGTGGCGGCAAAAACCTTGTGGGAAAATCTAACGCATTGATAGCGATAGTCTCGCCCGACATCTTCGTTGCGCTCGCCGAAAGCGGCATGGTCAAGGTCGTCACGAAAGGACACCCATTGCACACGCTCGTCTGCATCCTTCGGCTTTTCGCCTTCATAAAAAACATAAAGCGGAACATCGATCGGCCACCATTCTATGAAGGATTGGATCATTCTCTTGCCGTAGGTTTCATACCCTCTCGGTGAAAATGTCGTGACAGCAGCGACTTTCAATTCAACCTCCGTTTTGTACACGGTCCAGTATCTCGCGGCACTTGTCCGGAGATTGCATGAATTCAAGGCACAGTGCGCGACCGTTCGACTCCGGTTCCTTGCGCTTCTTGTTGCCGATGTCGATGGGCACGCACTCCCGGCCAGTCAGAATGAAGTTCCATGGCCTGAAGTCATCCATCCAGCGGCCGTCGTAATCGAATTCAGACATTCCACGATCAATCTTTGCCGCGATGTCATTCGGCCAGCAGCCGCCAAGCAAAGCCCAATTCCACAAGTTCATGCCTGGGACGAACCATCGGCGCTCACGATCCGCGAACGAGATTTCAGACTTTCCAAAGTCGCGGACGATGGTGTTCGGCGTGATCCACGGCGCACGCCGCTCTCTGGAATCCAGCGTTTGCGCTGCCAGCGTCTTGTAGCCGCTGGATTCGATGTGGATCATCTCCCTGCTTGCGCCGGCCGTAACGTGGCTTTTCGTCGTCAATAGCGTTTTGGATGGCTCAATCCGCAACGTGTCGTAAATTCCGCGATGCGCGCCAGGATTGAGAGCGTTTTTGTCGTCCGGCCCTGGCGTTTCCGCAATCAGATGCCATCCGAGATTGATCGCCCCGACAAGTCCGCGATGCCAGTCCTTGATGTGGTGCAGGACGTTCAGCGCAAGAACAACGTCGAACTCTTCGCATTCAGCCAGCTTGAACAACTGATCGCCCGTCATCCTGCGCGGAATGACAATCACATTCTCAGCATTGTTGGCCTTGGCGAGATGGACCAGTTCCGACCTGTGATCGACCGCAATCACGGTCGCGTGCGGGAAGTCCTGCGCAATCCGGAATGTGAAGTACCCCATGTTCGCACCAAGATCGAACACTGAAAACGGACGCCTGAACTGTGTCAGAAACTCCCGGATTGGCTCGTAGCGTTCCGCGCATTCACGCTGGTATTCCCCATCAATCTGTTTGCCGTTAATCCATAAAGGCTGATATCTCATTTTACTGATTGGGATGACCCTGATTTGCAGCAATAGGGCGGAGCCCGAAGGCCCCGCCCTATCCACTCGTTAGCGGTTCGACGGCCGCCTGACCACCGGCCACGAAACGGCACAGGTGATACCCGTGACGCCCGAGGTCGCTGTCGAGTCGGCAATCACACCAAGAACGGCAATTGCCGCGCTGGCCGACGCCGTACCGTCGTCCAGAATGCCGGCTTCGCCGGTTGTGAACAACGGAACGAATGGAGCGCAGCCCGAAGCGACACGAATAGGCGTGACGCCGCGAACCGTGATCCAACCGTATTCCGCCGAAGCGAACGCCACTTCCGCGACGCCGATGAAGCCTGCCGTGGCGGCAAGCGTACTCGTGATCGGAGCGGCCGTGAAGTTCGGCTCGATCCAGACCGCATCGTACTGCACGATGGCAGCGCTGGCCTGAACAAAGACCATGTCTTTGCTCTGAGACACGGAACGGTCGCCAAGCGCGGCGCCGTCTCCCTTGTCGAGGTCAGCAGTCAGTTTGGTGGTTTTTGCGCCGATGAGAGCCATGTTCTATGTCCTCCCTTAAGACGCATCGATCAGAATGCCTTGCAGCGAACGATTGCTGCAACACAGCTGACCCTGGAAGATGAGCGGGATGACAACGGCATCCTGATTGACGGACATCTTTTCGTCCAACTGCGTCCAGTTGGCGTCACGATGAACCTTCAATTTCAAGAAGTCGGAGTTGATGTAGTACATCCGCTCGCCCGTGGTGCTGAAGTTGTCGTTGGAGTCAAAGATGACATCCGCCGTCTTGTACTTCAGCGATTGAAACCCGGCCGTGGCGCTGTCCGCCGACGCATACCGCTGCAAGTCCTGAAGGGCCTCTTCATAGACCGCATAGAAGTCGTGCGTGGAGACAATCAAGTCGGGCTTGTCAGTTCCTCGGACACATGCAAGCCAGAGAGCATTCATCTCCTGCTTGATGTTCGACTTCGCGACCGCGTTGGTACCGGAAGCCTCCTTGAACTGGTTTCGCCAGAACGTATAAGTGGCAGAAGCGATGCCACCGACCGTGCCCTGACCGTTGGTCTGGATGACGTGCGAGAGCCCGCCCATCTGGTTCGACAAGGAACCGGACGAATAAAGGTCCACACTCATGTTGTTGGCCGCAGTCCGCATTGCGTTCTTCAGACGGGCCTTCGCCAGATCGACAATCTGGTTCTTGCCCGAGTTCATACGCAATTCACGACCGGAAGCGACGACATTGATTGCCGCCTGAACCCAGTCGTACTTGGCCGCAGTGAGAACGTCAGAGGCACCGATATCGAGCGCGTCGAAACCGGCGTATCTCTGATATGTGGCATTGTCAGCATAGTCGAGCGACTCGACCAACTCATAGCCGCCGTCAATTTTCTGAATCTGCCCCTTCTGCTTCAAGCGCCGATAAAGCGAATTGTGATTCGAAACATTGTCCGCAATCACATTGGGGTGTTCACGGAGAGTCGTAGTGACAATCTCCGTGAACGTAGCGTTGGGTGATGCCATCTTCTTAACCTTTCAAAGATGGATGACCCCTCGCGTTTACTGGTTGGATTAGTTGGACCGAAATCCGTCCATTGTCTCTTCCCAAGTCCTGCCCTTGACGGGCGTTGCATTCGGTTGCGAGCGAACATTGATTGCACCGGCCTTCTTGGCCTTGTCGGCCTCGGTCTTGCGTTTCTGCTCTTCCGCTTCCTGCTGCTGCTTTGCCTGCTCGGCAATAAGACGGGCGCGCAAGTCTGGATTGCTCCAGCGTGCCTGCTCATACGCCTTTTGAAGGACGGCTTGCGGTTCAAGATTCGGGTTTTCTTCTTTGATCACCCTTGCCTGACGCGCTACGTCATCCTCAATCTCAGCAAAGTCCGTTTTGTCCTTGGCGAAATCCTCAACCAGTTTTGCGAGGGTCGCATTGGCGCGCTGCACTTCAGCTTGCCGCTGCACTTCAACTGTTTGATAGGTATAACCAAGGCCACGCTCCAGATTGGCGATCTTGCTCTCCAAGGTGCGGATGTAATCCGTTTGCTCACCTTGGGGAGCCTGTGCCGGCTGTTGCTGCTTGCCTCCGTACACCTGTGCCAGATCAACACCGTAAGCGTTCGCAATTTCCTGGATGGCATTTGCCGGGTCAGCGTCGAGTTTGGCTTGGGCTTGCAGAAGCAGGCCAACGGCTTGCTCTGGCTTTAGCCCCTTGCCCTCGTACACCGGCCGGAAGTGTTCCAGGACGCCGCGCATTGGCTCCAGTTGCTTCTCTGCCTGCCCCATTTCCGAAATGCGCTTGTGAGCCTCGCTCTCCCGCTGCGCGATGTACTGGCGCGCTTCGGATGGGAGCGATTCCCATTTGGCCTTCATCTCGGCTGACCAGGACGCCGGAACGGGGATGGCAGGCGTGGCCTGTTCCTCGGTCTTTGGCGCTGGGCTCTGGTCACTTTTAAGCTCTTGGGAACCCGCGTCGCTGTCTTCAGCGCCGGCAGGTTCGGTTTTCTCATCAGCGGACGATTCGTCGCTGTTTTGCGATGCAAACTGCCCACCATCTGTCCGTGGCGGATTGATCTTGTCGTATATGGCGTCCATGCCGGACAGAGCTACCTCGATCGGGTCCGGTTGCGGCTCGTTACCGGCAACAGGTGTTGGCTCGGCAGCGGGCTGGCCCGCTCCGTTTTCCAGATCAGTCATGTAATGATTGCTCCTTAGTTCCTACTGGAACATCCGCGCAGTCCAATCATAGGACTTGATGTAGTAGTAGACTTCGATATTGCGCCAACCTTTGATGCGCTTTAGTGCAGGCATTTTTGCCAGACGATCTTCATCGACTTCGCGGTAAAGCCAGTTGACGACAATTTGCCATTCATGCGTAACCTCACGAGGCGGCGGTAGATGCTTGACCGGGAACCATGACCCCAGTGCCAATTTGTCAGTCCTTTAGAAAGCCATCCCACTGCCGGGGGCGATTCCCGGCATTCGGATTGTGTTCAACGCCAAGGCGACGTGCCCACTTCTCTGATCGCGCTTGGCCCATCTTCTCGCTCGGATCGACCTCGCGACAATTCCCGCGCTTCAGGTCTTCCCGTCGCGCCACACGGCCGGATATCAACCCCGTCCCTAACGGCGAGAGATATTCCGGCGTATCCCGCATGATATAGAGTGAATTGCCATTAGGTCTGCTGACTTCACCGGCCAAGTCCTTGTCAACAAACCCATCCTTGTCGGCCAAAGGATGACCTGGCCTGAGAACAAATGTCGGCATCAGCCTGCCTCTTTCATTTCCTGTTTGCTGTTCCGTTCTTCGTGCTTTTCCTCTTGCGCTTTAGCCGTTATTGCGAGTTTTCCACGCTCAATTTCCAGTCTTTCAAATTCAATAGCCTTCTTAAATTCGTGCTCTGCTTCCAAGAGTTCAAGCTTTCGTTGCTCGATGCGATTCTTTGTCATTTCAGAAGATTCGTTGATAGCGCGCTGTTCTGCTTCTGCATCGCGCCTAGCCTGCAAATCAGCGGCATCCATTTGCAGACGCGCAGCCTTGTCCTGCTGTTCCATGCCAAGACGCTGCTGCTCGATCTGAAATTTGCCTTGCGCCTCTTGCTGGCGCATCGCCGTCTCTTGCTTGCGGAATTCCATTTCCGCCTGCATGGCTTCCTTCTTGCCTTCGTCGGGGCTGGGCGGCTTGAAGCTCTCGGCCTTCTCTTTCAACTTGTCCAAGGCATCTTCGGCCTGCTTGCCGAGACGGAAGTTGCGAGCAAACGAGGCAAAGATGGCGACCGCTTCCGGTGCACCCATATAGCCGGCCTGGACCGCCGGCCCCATGGCCTGCATGTATTGCGCGGTGCCTTGCAGAAATTGCGTCATCATCTGCACGTTGCGGGTCATATCGGCCCGCACAGTCGAGTCCGTCTCGACATCAATCCGGTAGGCGCGCATCAGGTCGTCACGTAAAACCCTCTCAATTTCCTCGCGTGACGGCTTGGATAGGATTTCCTGAATCTCTTTCATCTTGGTCGGATCAGGCGGCGGGGCCTGCGGCCTCATCGGCACGACATTCCCGCCCTGCGGCCCAGACTGGCCTTGAGGCTGGCCTTGGCCAGGTTGCCCCTGTGGCGGGCTCTGCTGCGCCTGCACGGCCTGTTGCATCTGAGCCATGGCCTGCTGGGCCATCTGCTTTTCTTGCATGGACGGGTATTTCTGGCCCGTCATCATCATGATGGTTTCAAACGAAAACTTGGTCGCGATGATCTCGGCCTTGAGCCGGAACAAATCACGAGCGTATCGCTGGACCTCGGCCTGCTTTCGCTGAATACGAAGGCTGCCCCATTGCGCCTTCAACTGCTGTGCGCCAAGCGTTTCGTTCGGATTGGTCGAACCGCGCAGAATGTCTGCTATGCCAGTGATTTCGTAAATCGCCTGCTTGATCTGCTCGCGTTGGATATAGAGCTTTTCCACCACCACAGCGATGACCTGGACCGGGAACCACAGAATGCCCTTTTCCAATCCGCCGCCATCGGCATAGACCATGGCTGATTCGATCGGAATCAGCTCATTGTCCTCAGCCTTTGCCAACCGGCCGATTTCCTCCATGCGGCCATCATAGACGCCACGGGCCTTCAGGGCGTTGATCAGCACCATAATGCGGCGTGAGATACGTTCCAGTTCCTCAGCCTGGTCGCGATAGATTTCATACGGCGTGACCGGAACCAGCGTATCGCTGGTTTCAATGGCATAAAGCGGGCGCGGCAGCGGAAAGAACCCTGTCAGCCCAAGCGGGTCATCCTCCATATAGATCGGCTTGAGATTGTAGGATGGCGCAATAAAGATGACCTTGCGCGATTCCTTGTCCCAGATTTCCCAGGCATGAGCACGCTTGTAAATGTCGGGGACGTTCTGACCGTCGCCTTTTTCAACATAACCGTCCGCATTGCAGTCAAGATCAACATCGTCCGCCACGTCAGGAGCCAAGCGGCGCAATTCCTCACGGGTCAGGAACAGCTCAAAGGCAACCCATGGCACATCCGTCCACATCTGTGCTGGGCCGCGACGAAACCGCTTCCACGGCACATGCTCGCAAATGACTTCTTCGTAGACCTTATTTTCGTTAGCCTCATCAAAATACGGGACATAGCGAACACGGGACAAGCCGCGCCCCGGCAATTCCATGTCCATGACGGCGGCTCGCATATGCGAGTCAAAGTCATAGTTATCGATCGAGAACGATATGCACCGCTCGATTAGTTCAGAGATTTCCCGTCCTACCGGATCGTCATCATTAAAGCGACGGCGGATGTCCGGAACCGGCAGGGAATTGTAAAGCGCTGGTACTATCGTTTCGACATTCGCATGTAGGATATTGAACGTCCGTTCGCGCTTTTGACCGTCGCCCTTGTCGGAGCGTGAGCGGAACACATTGACAGCCTTGTCTCCCGTCTCACGCCAATCCTTTTCCTCCTTGCTGGCGACCTCGATAGCCTCCAGCCATGAGCGGACGAATTCAGGATCGTTGCGCGGTTCCGGTTTTTCCTCACGAGAGGCGACGGCGCCAGAATCGATGTCAGCCATTATCGCTTACTGTCATCATGGCCAACCTCGCGAACGTGCTTCGGAGCGAGAATGACCACCGGCTTTGGCTGGTTCATCTGCACCATTTCATTGCGGAAGGACTCGGTGGCTTTCTGAACGCCATCCATGCCCTTGCGGGCTTCGATCTGTAGAATCGGCATCCAGCGGATTGCGCAGCCCCACTTGTCCATGGGCTCGCCAGTAGACGGGTGCGTGCCAACCATGCGTTCATACCATTCGCAGGTATGGCAGACCTTCGACACGTCCTTGCGCCAGAGCGGGCAGTAGTTGCCCTGCGGCGCGATGGGCTTAGGCATCAGTCCTTTGTCGCCCGGATGACTTCGACAAATTGCAGGTCCATGCTCAAGCTGTGATCGTGTGTATTGCCTGATCCGCCAAGCGACAGATCAATGTCGTTCGCCAATGCCGTTCCGGCCGCGATTGCCGTTACTGCTGTCTGCCCGCCGGCACCAAACCCCGCCGTGCTGTACGTCAGCGGGATTGTGCTGTTCGGCAATTGCGCCTGTGTTATTGCCGTACCGCCAGTCACCGTCTGTCCAAACACTGTTGACCATGAGTCCGCCCCGCCATTATTCGCTGTTGCGGTCGTTACCCTCAAGGCATGAGCGTTGAAGTTCGATGTGTCTTTCGTCCATCCAGTTGGTGCGCTGGTCTGCGAAAACAGCATCACCGTTCCGGATGGGAACTCAGCCGCCGCACCGCCAAACTGGGCATAAGTCGCCTTGACCAACTCACCATTGCGGATGACAAGAAATTCATCGCCAGATTCAAAGGCGCTGGCCGTTGCAACATTGCTGTCCGCGTAAGTGCCAAAATTATCGTATATCCACCGCCTGAGCCTTATTCTTTCTGGCGATGCAGCAATAGGAGGCTCAGCCATACATCACATGCCAACACATAGTGCGGCGAGCAAGCGTCGCATGGGGGCCTCGTGGGGGTTGGATTGACGTATTTGGACGGGCAGCCTGCTTTGTTCCTGCCCTATTCAATTTTTTCAGATGGCAACCAAGCGGGATCAAACTCAACGACCGTTACGCCGGCCCATTCGTCCGACACTTCTTTTAGGACCACCTTGGAAACTACGTGCTTTTCAGATTTTCTGCTTTGATCGGCGGGGACAGCAATTCGCCATTTTCCGCTATGTGGCCCGGCAGTGAGCAGAACGGGAACATCCCACCGTACCGTGATGCCCTTTGCATCCGCCTTCCATGTACGATTGATGAACGTGCGCTGCTGCGCAGCCTCGGCAAGTTCCTCGCTGTCAAACAAGCCAACGAGCACGTTACCGTTCTGGATGGCCACGGCGCTCATGATGCCATTGCCTCTAAAATTGCCGTCTCCATAGCCTGGATTGGGGCAAGGTCAACGTCATTGCGTGTAACAATCAGACCGCCATCCCCGATCCACAAGTTATCTACTCCTCCCGTTACCTTGGCGAGCCAATCTATAGAGACATGCGCCCTATTACTCGTACTACCCGCTGCAACCTGGGCACCATCAATTCGTAGAATTGAACTGGTATTGTTGAAGGCACCCACAAAAACGTGCGCGTCTGTATCGCCTGCGCCGTCTAATAGACTAGCACCAGAAAAAATATCCCATTGGGCGACGGTTGAGACTAGTCGAAATAACACCCCAGCGGCAGAGGTCTCGTCCAGAGACCCGCTCAATAGCCTACGCTCAACGAGCGCCACTGCCGACAATTTACCAACAAGCACAAACGTTATCGGATGAGCACGGCTGGCGAATGTGCCAGTGCTCATATTACGATTAGCAGCCGCACTTCTCCCCGCATCCAACGTGCCAAATGCACCCGGCACGTGGAGCGGCTGTGCCGCTTCCGATGCCTGCACTAGCGCCGGCAAATTCCCGAGAGCATCCTCAATCTCTGCAAGATAATTGTCTCCCCCATCCGCCCTCAGCGTCCGCGTGTTTGGGTTTGTCGGGTCATAGAGCGCCAGCCATTCGTCAGTTTGAGCAAGCGTGAGGATTGACTGCCATGCGGAGACAACCCCTCCCCCTCCCCCTCCCCTCCCCCTCATGGAGAGGGAAGGACGCCGTGTGGGAGAATGAAATCGAACGGCCATGACTGCTAGAAGCCAAATCCAGTTGTGAAGAATGCTGTTGATGTGGCCGAAGCGGAAACGACATTTACAATCGTGTTCTTCGGACCAAGACAGAATGTCTCGATTGCACCTGCCGGGACCGGCATTGAAACACCGACAGATGCCGTCGCAGTCGCGTCACCGAAGTCTAGGTAGACCGCCTCGGAGCCTTTGACATACACGCGGACCTCATAGCTGCCGCGCGTGCCAGGCGTTGTCAGGGCCGTGCCCTGACTGGTTGGTGAAGCAACGACTTTGACAGTCGGCGTTCTTGGCGTGAATGGACTGACGGTCATTGCCATCTCCTTGAATGCAAAAGGCCGCCCCGAAGGACGGCCTTGAGAGCCCACGGCTAGATCAAGGACGATCTAGAAGCTACGTGGTTGGGCTAGTTGCTATTTAGGGGAACTATACCTTCAACTATCTTGGCATCGTGCCGGTACGCTCGAACGTGTCATTCCAGCACTCCATAGCCGCAGCAACGGGACCTGGAACCGTAGAAACCGCACCTGATATCCATCTTGACACGCTGGCGCGGTCGGTCCCGAGGGCTTCTGCGCAACGTGTCTGCCAGCCGCGATTGGGACCGAATAGTTTGATAGCGAGTTGCCGGAATTGCTCAGCGGTCATTCTCAAACTCATGTATGAATCGCAGAATGCCTTCCGAGAAACCGTCGATATGGTTCCATTTTCCGTAGCCAACACCGCGCTGTGCGCTCGCGACGTTTATCATGTAAGCGCGGCCATGCAGCGGGTCTGCCACGCGGTCATGCGACTGCTCATCGGTGATCACGATAAGGCGATCGTACGGCACTTGGGCGTTTAACGCTTGCACCGCCTGTCCAAGATAGGTTCCGCCGTGCGGCTGGAAACGTGCGATGGCATCAACGCCTGCCATGCCGCGACGGGGAGGAACTTCCACAACCTTCTGCGAGAACGTGAACATACGCACATCGCCAGGCCAGATAGCGCCAAGGCCAGCCGCCGCGTCGATTCGTTTCATGTCCGACTTGGCGGACAGCCGTTCATCCATTGATCCAGACACATCGATCAGGATCGCAGTCTTGCCCGGCAAGATAGGCAGTTCGCCGATGGCTTCGCACAATGCCTGATCAATGGCGGGCTCAAACTGCGGTGCAGCGCGGGCCGCCGCGATGTAGCGGAACGGCAACACCCGTTGCGCACCGCCCTTGCGGGCGACGATAGCCAATTTCACAAGGTCAGGATCACACCCGGCTTCCGCCATGTTGCGCAGATTGCGCAGCAACGCGAGATAGCCGAGCTTGCCTTCGCGGATCAGCCGCTCGAAAGTTTCCTTCTTGTCGGCGCCGCCGGAAATCTGGACCTCCCACGTATCGGGCACGGTCAATTCGTTGGCCACCAATCGCTTCCAGAGCGCCGCCTGTTCGTGATCCTTCGGCTTGGCGTGCACCATGAACAGCACATCGCGAAGCCGCACAGCGCCGTCCCGATCATATTTGCCGAGTGCGTATTCATTGAACTTGGTGAACGCGCGAGCAAGGCCCTTTTTCATCTGAGCCGGAATCTTCTTTTTAACCTCGCCAGGCTTGACGCCGTTTGCCTTGGCGTGAACCGCCAGCAATTCAGAAAGTTCATCCGCGCGCTGGATAACGCGCTCAATCGTATCCGCGACGATCTTGTCGCCCTTGCCGATTTTGGCGAGCGCGGACAAAAGCAAGAGCGGAACATGACGTAGATTGCCGCGCTCACGCGCCTCGATTGCGAGTGCGGAAACCTTGGAAGCCGGAAGCGTGCCGGCGAGCCTGACAATGCGGGCGGCGATATCCTCGCCATCCTCATAGAATTCCGATTCCCAAAGCAGGCATGACATAACCGAACGGCGCAACGCCTGCTCAGCGTTGATCGGTGCCGCAGGTGCTCCCTCATGGGTATATCCGTGAGGGGCAACAGACTTGACATTCAAGCGCATGGGCTTTCTCCATTGAAAGCCCGTGGCGACACCCGATAGGGCGGAATCCGGGAACAGGCGATTGCGGACACAATGCGCTCTACCAACTGAGCTACAGAGCTTACGCCCCGGTAGGACTTGAACCTACGACCTCATCCATCTGAAGGAAGTAACCGCTATCTACGCCACGAATTCCACCCTATCGGGCGCCTGGGAACAAGCGGATGCGGACTTTCATTCTGCAAGAAGTAACCGCGCCCTACGCCACAGGCAATTGCTGTCTAGCATGGCCTGTTGCATCTTGCAACATCAAATCTGTTGCAGGAATGAATTCATGACTTTTACCTGTCGGGCTAGCATCAAGCCAAGCCTGAACCAACCTAAGTTCAAGTTCCAACTTTCTGCGCTTCCTATCCATTTGCCTCCCATCAGGGTAAACAATGATGTAGGAGCTAATCATCCACTTGTCTCCGCTTGCGCTGCCGCTCGATCAGTTCCTGAACGCTCAGGTTGGACTTCATGCGCCCGTCCTCAGCAACCGCAAAGACGTGAGGGGAAATTGGCTTTGGTTCTTTCTTGCCAACACCTTGAATATGATCAAGCAACTGGCCTATGAGGCCCATCGCATCACAAATATCATCGTATTTCCCAGCCGGAAAGCTTAACAGCTCTGACCGCACTTGCGCTACCCACTGGGCGGAAGAGGGGCAATATAATCCATTCATCGCCATTCGGCCACGGATCGATTGAGCCCTAACCGCCTTGTCCCCACGAGTCGGATACTGCCGGCGATAGACATACGCCTTGCGTTCCTGCTGGCGCTTTGCAAGGAAAGGTCCGACACCGGACTTGATCTGGCCCTGTTCCTCGGCCCATTCCATCGGCCTCCACTCAAGCACCAAGTCGCAAAACGATTCTACCCATTCATCGGATGCCGCCTGCTTGCGCCACACGTCAAGCAAGTACATCCGCTGTTCAGAATCAACACCAACAACAACATGAACTGTGTAGTCGCCACCGTCCGCAGTAACGGCATAGTCCGACGCACCGTAGACCTTCAACATATCCTTGGCTGGTGCTTTGTCATACGACCGCAGCCATTCAGCCTTGAAATAATCTCCCTCTTCCGGCGCCGGCCGCTGTTGGTACAGCGCGGACCACATCATCGGGGATGTTTCGCGCTGCCGAGCTCTCAGAAACGACCCGTAATTGTAGCCGTCCGGATTATCCCAGAGGTACTCGCCAGGCTTCCGGCCCAGCGCATCATTTTCCTCTGCAACAGCCGGAATCGAGATCACCCGGCCGCTAACAATACCCTTGTCAATCTGCTCCAGAATTCTGCCAGCGACGTCTTCTTCGTGCCAACGGGTATTATGGGTCCACATACCGTTGGCGACAAAATTGTGTGTGCCCTCGATGGTAAGATCATAGACAGGCTCAAGACCGTAAGGATCGACTGCAACAATCGTGTCAGTATCTGGTTCTGACGTATTCGATGGCACGTTCCAGAATTGTGGTATCTCTGGTTCGTCCGGCAATCCGGTTGCAGTCATTGCAGAGCAAGCCGCGAAGCACTCCCGTCTCGTGGTTATGATCTGGGACGAGATTGGTAACCCAATGCCTGGGCCGGCCATCACTGCCATCGGTGCCGCAAATGGCACAAAGGCCATTCTGCTCGGCCAACATTTGATCGAACTCGGCCTGATCAATTCCATAGCGCCATCTGCGGCGCGTTGAAAGGCGATGTGCGCTTGCCACAGAAGGTGAGCGATGACCAGACGCCCACATTGCCTTATTGTAGTGACGCGAGCACATGCCCCGGCATTTAGCAGGTTCGTCGCAGCCACTGACTGAACAGGTCTTTCCTGCATTCGAGCCGTTCGGTGCACGACGATACGCATTCCATTCCGCAAGTTTTTGGTCGCCGTCCATCGCAGACCCTTATTCGTTAGAATGAGAAACGGGTGCCTAGCATTCGCTCTGACTGCCGCTCTATTCGTTCTTATCAAATAGGTTTGATCAATACCATTGTCTACAACTGCGGAGACCTCTGCACTCACAGTTTTCCGGCCATCCCACGACCGAACGAGATCGCCAGGCACTACCTCATCAAATCGCTTTTGCGCACCATCTGCCATGGCAATCAAAGTATCACCGGCAAGACAATTAATCAGAATGCGCTTGGCCCCCGGCTTCAACCGAGCCGAGAAGTCATCAATATACCAATCCCACCGCTTGGCCCTGACCGTCTCGGAATAGGCGTCCTCGCGGTTGCCGAAAAAGTCATCTCCCAGGCCCAAATCAGCACGAAATCCGGAAATGCCGGTTCCGGCACCAACCCCGTAGTATTCAGCCCCAGATGTCAGGCCCCAGCGGGCTGCGGCCTTATTGTCCCCCGACAGTTCAATCCCAAGCACATGCGAGTGCTCGGCAATGTCATTGCGGATGCGCCGGCCCCATCGCTCGGCAAACTCCACGCTATGGGTGGCCGCTAGGATGTCGTGGCCGGGATACCGGGCCAGATACCAGGGCGGAAACAGGACGCTCAGATATGTCGACTTGGCACTGCCAGGCGGCGCAAACAGCAACAGGACATCATCCTCGCTGTCTAGAAATTCCTCTATATTGTCGATGATAAGCTGATGATGTGGTGCTGGAACAAAGCCGCGATAAAGACACCATTCAGTGTAGCTTTGACGGATCGTTCGCCTTTGCAGAAGCGCGGTCGCTGCTTCTTGAGGCGATATCTGCAAGTTCATCGTCTGTCAGTTCATTGGCCCTGCGGTGAGTGATGACGGTTTCATTCTTTTCTCGCCATTGTTCAGGCCTGCGGTTTTTGAGCCAAAAGATCATGGCCACCGTGTCGGGCGGCACATGCTCAATCGTTGGTGTGCGAACGATCTGGCCCTGGAACTGGAAAACCTTCTCGGAATTGAAGGTATAGCCAATGGCCCGATTATAGAGGCTGCGCTCAACACGTTCATCAGCTTCTGATTTTCCTACCTTTAGGGCCACAGCAAATTCAGGCTTAGTCGCTCGCCAAAGGTAAATAGTACGGATGGAAACATCGAGCATGCCAGCCAAATCAACGTCAGTGGCACCGAGTTCACAAGCGTGCTCCGCAATGCGAATATATTCATCCTTCCACTTTTCAGGCCGCGCCATACCGTGCGCCCTTCCTGCAATTTTCACCGGCCCACAGAGGCTGTAAATTCTCCAGAGCCCAACACTCGCTAAACTGCACTTGGTCGGTCAGATCAAAGGCCGCACACGGCTTTATGTGGTCGATATGCCATTTGCCGTAGTTCTCCCACGACATCCCAGGCGCGAACAGCCACTCAAGGTGGTCCGTCAATTGATCGGCGGAGTACCCGAGCCGAGAAAATAGCCGACCATCTGTGCTGCCCTTTATTGCTGCCCACATCCGCGACGAAATGCTATTTCTGACGCGCATTGATGGGTTTCTCGCGAACCATCTCTTACGCTGTTTTGACCGTGCCTTTTTTCTGGCCTGCAAAAACCCAAGCCGATCCTGCCGGATTAGCATCAGGCAGGCCGCGAGCCATTCGTCATGGCTTGGTTTTAAATCAAAGAAATCAACTATTTCAGCATCGGTTGCCCCGAGCTTGCATAGCTTTTCGGCCTCGACGGCAAATGTAGGGTCATATTTTGAAGGTCGACCGGCTGGCATTTCAAAAAACAAACCTCGTTTTCATCCGGTATTATGTAGCTAGCACACCTTGCGCTATAATGACGAAATCGCCCAGAATTGGTACGTTTTCCCGGTGAAACAGCCCAAAACCATCCAAGAAATCGAAAAGCTCTTAGGCGACCCTGAGAATCTTGCCGAGATCGCGGAATGGCTTGGCAACATCGAACCGGGGCAAGCCGATGACATCCATCGTAATCGGGGCGCTGGTCAAGCGCCGGGCGGAACTGGCGGGCGACATCGAAAGGACCCATGAGGCCCTTCGCAAGATGGTCATGGACCTAGAGAACCTGGACGCCACGATCGTCCAGTTCGACCCCGATTTCCAAGTCGAGACGATCAAGCCAAAAGCCTTCCGCCCGCCGAAGGATTGGAGCAACCGGGGCCAGATGTCCCGGATCGTGCTCAGCATCCTCCGCCAAGCGTCAGAACCGCTGACCAGCCGTGATATTGCCTTGGAGTTATTGGTCGAAAGGGCGCTCGATAAGAGCGATCAACGACTCTTGCGTCTGATGTCAAAGCGGGTCGGGGTGGCCCTCAGAGGCCAGCGCGACAACGGCATGGTCCGGTGCGAACAGGGGCCGGGACAGTACATGCTGTGGGAAATTATGAAATAGTTCAATGATGTGAATCACTTACATCCCATTGATTCTAAAGGAAAAATACGCTATATATCTACTGTAATCTGACCCCAAGCTCATCTTGGCAGTAGGATTTCCCCGGCGGGCGGTCTTACAAACCGTCCGCCTTCATCATAAAACAACCACGCCCAAATTATTGTATCTGCTGGCTCTCGTGTTGAGCACGGGTTGTAGCCGATCGAAATAGAGGTGGGCTCTTCGTTTCCTGATATATGCGTTTGGCGAGTATCTCTGCAAAAGGAAATAGGCCGCAACATCCGCCATTTGGATAGGCAGAGTCTCTGCCGAATTTTTCCCATGCGGGTCTTCAATAACGCGCCGAAAACGGATAGACCCACCAACCTTCTAGGTCGGCGGTAAACTGAATATATTTCCAGAACCCAAACATTATGCCGCCCTGCCCGAAGACGGCAACGGCAATGATCTGCCAGTTCTCACGAATGAGAATCCAGAGCGACCACAGCGATTCAAACGTTGTGAGCTTCTTGACGGCCATGCCAAATACCTATCACGCCTCTTAGTTGTGAGGAGTCGATAGGCAAACTTGTCCTCTGTCATTCCGAGCCTTGCGGCGTCGGAAACATTCGGTTTTTTGCAGGTGTGGTAGCTACATAAGTCCGTTTCATCTCAAGTATCGTTAACCTGGAATCAATTGCTAACAGATAATTCTCAATGATTGTCAGCCTATCATGAACCGGCAGATAATCCCCTCTGGCCATAGAACGGTCAAGCTGAGACCGCATCTCAGGGATGATCACCGGAGCCCTGATCGAGGCCTTCGGTGAAATAGCGAAAGAACTTCGGGCATACGCCGGAAGCGACTTCCACAAATGTCTTGATGTACTCGAATCCAGAATCGTTCGGAGCATCGAAAATGCTCCCATTGACGGCGTTCCGGAGCGCGATCAGTTGCGCCTCGTTGAGGACACGAGGCGGGTTGTTTCTGCGGTTTTCAAGGATGCGCGCTCGGTCGGCGGGGGTTAACCGCCACGTGGCTCTTGTCATGGGTCCGATTCCCGCCTAGAATGCAATAAGCGTGAGATTCGGTATTAAGCCGAACCCCACGCTTTACCGCCGCCACCAATGCGCGAACAGCGCACGGCAACGGCGTGACAGATCATCACAACCTGCGACCTCGTGGGTTCGATCTTGTCCCGTTGCCGCTTTGACAGGCCGACTTCAGGACAATTCGATACCGCGTGGCCGCTCCACTAGAGGAGCACCCGCGATGGTGTTCGTTTGCGAGTACTACCGCATCCGCTATGGGCGCATTGAATTGGTGCGCGCCCATATGCGGTCACTTCCGCGCCGATAAAGCGCGGAACGCTACGCCTGCGGGGGAAACCTCGCAGGTGAAAATTAGCAGCAAAATCGTTGGCCAAGGGCCAATTCCGACAGACGCCAATGTCTTGGTCAATATATCGGTCGAATTAGACGGCCCCATTGAACAAATGACTATCTCTGTTCTCGTGCCCAATAATGGCACCGAAAGCGAGCAATCAGATTGCGCCATGAGGCGAGCCAAGAGTTTCGCTCACCAATTTGCGAACTTCCCAGGATAAGCGGCACTAAATTGCTTTCCAGATATTTGATCCGGTGCTCAAAATCGTGATCCCGGTGGAGCCGCTGGCTTACTTCTTCCCATAACATCAACTCAACCGATGACGTCTTAGGAATATTATCAGACTTTTGGGTCATAATTGTATATAGGTCCCTACCTAGAATCCTTTTGAGCCGCCTTACCTACGGCAAAAATGGCACTCTGCGCGTCACATGGGCAGCTGTACCTGCGCATCAGCTTGATGGTGTTGAGCGCTATCTCGCTGATACGTGGCATCCACTAGTTGGAGACGCCTTCCCTGATGTGCTGCCGATTGCAGTGAATTTCCCGTTTGCGGCGTAGCAGCATCGGTCCCGCCAATGATGGCATCCAGGGTCTCGCGGAGTTTCATGTATTGATACCAAGCCCATGGAGGCTCTTGACCAGCCGCCAGTTTGGCATCAGCCCAGTCGCGAAACTTCTGGAGTTCGTCACGGGTCATACGGGATCGTCCCTCAAAGTGGAAACGGCCGGGGTTTGCTAAACCTCCGACCGTTTCGGGCAGCTGCTTTCCCGGTTATCTAGGGCCAGTCCACGAGCCGCAATTAAAATATCAAGCTACTTGACCGACAGATTGTCGGTGGAGCCGCTGGGCCGGGCTCGAACCGCCAACCTGCCGCTTACAGGGCGGCTGCTCTGCCATTGAGCTACAGCGGCGAAATTGTTGGGATTTTCCCGCAACACGAGTAACTAGTAATTACTATGCACTTCTGTTTCATATGTCAAGTCAACCCCCTAGCTGTTGTGGTCAACGTCGTTGCCCGCTCTAGCCATGTGGTCTCTTGGCCCCGCGTCAACCAGCCGGCGCGGCGGGCATAGTCCATCAGCCCGGTGACGATTGCCTGCTCGCAACGGTGGAACCTCACCCCGTATTGCCCGCACATATCGCGAGGCGAGCGCCAGTCAATGACAGCACCAATGGTCATGGGCAGCACGAAACACCCATATTGTTTTTTGGCAACAGACCAATAATCGGCCCACTTTCGGTATATTCCCAGGATGTTGGCAATTCGCTCAGGCTCGCCGAACCCATAGCTTCGATCCTGCCGCTCCATGGAAATTGGCCTGATCCACAACGCGTTCGTGATGGCACTGAACGCCTCTTCGATCTCGGTAGCGGCCGATAGCCCCTCGGGGCCGATCTTGCCAGCATCCACCATGCGGCCGATGGGGCTTGATTGACCACCCCTTAGCCGCAGAATGGTTGCCCCGGTTCCGGGATTGCCCTTCTCGGCGGCTTCCATTTCCGCAAGCCTCAGCGTCCGATTGATCGAGGCGACGGTAACAGGACCTGATTTGCTACGGGTCTTTGCCATCTACCGGCCTCGCTTTTTGCGCAGCCGACGCGCTCTGAATTTGACCCTAACCGGCCATGGCAGATCAACAACCTCGAATGTCTTGCGGCGCTTGTTCTGTTTTGTCTCAACGAAAGCTCGGAACTGAACCTCGTGTACTAGCCCACAGTCGCAGCACTTCATGAGATATCCAGGCGATGGATGAATCCATTCCGTCCACCCAGCTCTACCTTCATACATTTGTGTGAACTTTACCAATTCTGATAGCCTCTATTTGAGAGACTCGACTGGTTAAATATTTCAAATGTCATCCTATGAATCCCTATGGTTTGTAACTATTCCCATAGCTCCGCCCTTTTCCTCCCTCCGGTATGGGCTGTTTGCCGCCGGAAGCCTCTGGCTAAGAGGAAACAACCAATAGAACGTTGTTCGAGTACTCAGTCCTGCTCCCCGACCTCTCGGCCGGCCTCGCGTTGTCCCCGCAAGTTCCTCCAGTGGCATTCTTCGGCGCCACAACAGACTAGCATGGTTCCAAGTCGCCAACTCGGCCGACATACTGGCCCGCCTTCGTACCGTCCGGGGGTTGCCCGTCCCGTATGGGCGCTGGTTGTCAGGGCGCGACAGAGCCAGCCTTTTCCGCGATAGATAGGCTCGCGGCCAACCTTCGGCTTTCTTCGACTTAGACCGCTCAATCGGCATTTTTCTACCGGGCTGGAACCACATTTAGTTGACAGTACCGCTATGTTCGTATAGATATAGCGAGTTACTTCAACAGGGCTCGTTCCTTCAAGTCTTGGCCCTTGTTAGCCCGGCCAGGTCTCACAACCTGCGCCGGGCAATTTCATCTCATGTTTCTCCAGTTATAGCTGTGCTGTTGACCGGCTTGGCATGCCAATGCCAGATAGGTTCCACATTGCTGATATTTGGCAGGTACTTGCCATCAATCTTTTCGTGGCGAACGAACTTCGCAAGGAAGTCGACGAGACCATCGCGCTCTACACGCCAGACGGCCCCTTCAACTGGTTCCAACGCGCCGTGGTAACCGTATTGTAATTGCCCTTCATGTGTTGGCATATCGAGGCTGCTGAGCGCATAGTCTACTGTGCACGCATCCGGCCCATCGTGGAGATGGAAAGCGCGGCTGATTCCGACCTTCGTTACACGGTGATCAAATTCATCCATCAGGATACGCTTGCCGTCGCGGAAGATGTCGAAGGCCACGAACGGTGAGAAAAACGGGTTAGTTCTATTGTAGAGTGTCCCGTGCGCAATCCCCAGCCATTCCCCAACAATACGTTCGCCGGGAACAAGCAGCCCATCAAATTGGTGAATGTTCTCGTCCACATAGCTATCGAAAAGTTTCAAATGTTCGTAAAGCGCGTCGCGTGCACGATAGCCGGCGCGGCTAAGTGCCACCAATTCACCATCAATATTTGCAACGGACATGCACGCCCCGTCCAATTTTTCGGAGACGATGATGCGATCACCCTTACGCGGTTTCACAGTGCAGATTGCCTGCTGGCCATCATGAACAAAGTGATCGCCGGAGCCGATGCGAGAGCATGGAAGATGGCCAATGGAGCCGTAGGCTTTCATGCCGAGAGGCTTCGTGGGCTTTTCAATTTTAGTTTCTGTCAACATCTAGTGGTGCTCTCAATTTTTGGTGTCAGTTAGTCTAACCAACGACCTTGATTCAGGAACACAGCCGCTGAGCAGATAAACCTGCCGTCATCCTTAAATGAGCCGTACCGGCCCTTTGGGTCTTTCATTCGCTCGCTGTAGCGCTTCACGCCGGATATGATCTCATCAGGGGTTGCCTGCAAAAATATCTCAACGTAGGCATCGGAATCCTTGTCAAACATTTTCGTTTGCATGCCGGGGCCGGTGATGGCATCCCACTTGACCTTGCAGAGCGCTTTTTGCTGCCGGCGCACGGCGGGATAATGCCACCAAAATTCCTCGAAAGAATCTTTGGCCGGCGCCTGACGTGTTATCTCAACGACGTTGTTCATGGGCATTCCCCGTCATCACAGGAACCGACCGCTGGTCATTTATCAAACATTGCCGGGGGGTTTTCATTGGCTTTGTAATATTTGCAGGACGATAGCCAATGGTCGATTTTGTTGCCGGCTCTTCCTTGCATCATCGCTTGGTATTTCTTGCACCGCCCCGGCTGTAAAGCGCCCCTATGTTTGCCGTTGCGCGCATAGAAACCATTGTTCTCGAAGAACACGCACTCTCGGCACGTCTTCAAGGGTGGGCCGCTGCCGGCCCAGTGTGCCATTCCGGGTTGCGTCGCTCGTATCTGATGTTCTAGCTTCTGGTCGACAACCGTAAGATGATCAGACATTTTTTAATCCCCGACTCGGCCACTTCTCTCTCGGTCCTATCCTGTACAGGGCAACGCGCTTGCCGGTTTCCGTTGAAACCATGTCGCGGTCGATGGGCCATCCATCCCGGCGAAGGTCCCAGATACGCGCGCCAAGGCGAAAGCAGCCGTATTCTCTGAGCGCAATCAAAGGTGAGATCGGCCCTTTGCTTTTCAGATGGCTTAGGATGTGTTCTGCTTGTGTCATCAGCTCACCCTATAAACCGCACGGGCATGACGCGGACACCACGAATGTCCGACGATTGACTTGGCACCGCAGAACATCCCGGCTTTTGGTTCGCCAATGACAAAGCGGCATTGACCGCGCTTGATATGCTCAAGAGAGGTAATGTCATTGCTCCATTGCAGCTTGGGATTCTCCACGATCGGCTCGCACAGCATCGCATCCATAAGCACCACCTCGCGATTTGTTCGGGCTCGTTTGGCTTTCGGTCTTGCTAACCGGCGCTTTTGCCGTGCCCTCTCGGCAACCTGTCTCTTTTTTTCATCCAATTGAGATTGCGTCAGTTGCTGGCCTTCAACCCATCCGAGCCTGTGTAGTTTTCCGCAGACAGAATTTCGCGTGAACTTTGTTCCGTGCTTTTCGTTCAGGACGCTGGCAATCTCGGCGCGGCTGAATCCATGCTTTGCCAATTCAACCATCTCATCAGCACTTTCATCGTTTGAGATGATATTGCTGATTTTGGACCGGCTGACGGGCTCGAACGTCTTTCGGTGGGGCCGTGGACTCGGCAGGCTGGCGCCTTGCATTGCAATTATTTCAAGCCCACGTTGAAAGCGTTCTCTTGCGGCCGGGTTCCAGCTACGACGCTGGCGGGCCACTTTCCATCCTATGCGGTAGGCAAGGCGATCCACCCGCCGAGGATCACACCCGAAATAGCGCGCAATACCGTTCACATGGACGCCGAAGGCCACGAAGTCGCGGCACAATGCTATCTGCTGTGGCAACCATGTTAACGAGAAAAAGCTCTTATTTGACGTGCGGTAAAAGTTGGTATCAAGCATCTGACTGTTCCACCCTCACCCGGCAGCCAATCAATTCCGGCGCCCACTTTGTCGTGAGCTTCTGAATCATGCTGTCATCGTCAATCACCCAGTGGTCGACCAACAAATCCAGGATGGGCTTGTTGAGGTTGTCCAAGTCGCGCCTGCGGTTGTCAGGTTTTCCTAGCTCGATCGTCACGTTGACCACCCCCGTTATGTGTTCCGGTCTTTGGGATTTAAGAATCCACCCCGCTTCCGCGCGCCACGCCTCGTAACCCTTGCTTCGGTATCGGCCGCCCTTTTTCTTGTTCACAAACAAATTGTTTGTTGATGGCGGGAATGGCAGGTCAATGCTTACCGGCATCAGCCGTTTCCGGCACAAGCTTGACCGAGAGGGCCACCAAGCCGAACCCAACCAGCCCCATCACCATCAACAGAAAAAAAGTCCCCGGCAGTGCGAGCAAACCCGCAAGGCCCATGAGAACAAGTCCGGCAATCAGGTAGCAGCCGACAAGCAACACAAAGGCCAGTAGAAAACCGCCGGCCAGGAAGGCGATGGCTGCAAGCTGTTTACGAGTCATTTTGTCTCACCCGTCTTCGCTGCGGCCCGAGCGGCTGTCCGCTCAGCCTCCTTCTTGGACTGCTCGACCATAGAGGCTGCGTGTTGTTCTGATGTCCACGGCCAGATATCGGCGTAGGCGAAACACAGCACATCTTCTGGCACGCTTGGTCTCGACCATATGGCCTTGTTCAACTTGGCCGCACTTGCGACCGCAGCCGCATGCGTCGGCTCTGCGTACACATCGTCAGGTCCCGCGACATGAACACACCACAACAGTTTGTTTGCATTAGTCTCAATTCTTTCATCAGTTGTCATCGGTTTATGCTCCCTTCTACCGAAGGTTTTCAGGCTGGTTGCACGGGTCGCGCGCTGGGTTGAAGTCTTCCGGCGAGGGAGGCGCTCCGCGCTGTTTTTCTCCAAACTCTGCAACATCGGCAGCCTGGATCAGCGCGGCTGCCACGGCACGCGCTGTGTCCGGCCGCATATAATGCAGATAATCGTCAAGGTTATTTCCAAAACCAACGGTTGGAATACCCATTTCAGATGCCGGAAAAGCATATGTGCAAACCGCCATTCCGGCGCTTTTACCGACCGCCACACGAGCGATCTTGAAAGGTTCGTCCTTGCTCAGGAACAGCGTGTTATTGGAAAATTTGCGATTCAACATCAAACAGGTCTCACGGTTTGTATGTGTTCAATCGTTTCCTGTTCTGTTGCGGCCTGCTGCTCCATTTCCTTCGACGACGGGCCGTAGTTAAGCCATAACTCCAGGGCTGTCTTTATGCCCCAAGGCATCATCCTGCAAAGAGCGTCCATTTGCGTCTGATCCAACGATGCAACCGCCATTCTGGCCCGAAAGTCAGCCTCGCCGTTTTTGTCAAATCCGATTGAAATAATCGGCTTGAACTTTCCGATCTCATCGTGGCGCAAAGCTCGTTGCATGGCAGCAATGGCCGCCGTTCCGCCGTTGCTATTGTCGGTACCGCTCCGGACCATTGTGGCGAGACGATTCTTACCAACCATATCCAGTTCATCAGCAAAGATTTCTCTCAGCTCTTGGATTTCCATCACCGCTCCCCTGCCTATTTGTGTTCAGCTATCTCCGGTGCCAGCCAAATCGCGAAGCGCGCGAGCCGTCGCGATAAGCGCAGCGATTTCGTTGCAATGAAAATCCTCGTCCGTATGCCTAAGCGCATTGATCCGGCCTGCGATTGCCTCGTATTCACCCGCAAGGGCTAGTGCCTCGCTTCGCGCTTTCCCCGCTGCGCTGCGGACTCTGTCTGCTACGCTCACCTTCGGATCAGTCGTCTCGCCGTAATAGAGCCCCTTGGCTTGGCGATAGGTGATGCCAGCCCTGCGGGCCGCTCTTGCGAGCCAGCTTTCCCTAGTGTCGCGCGGGCTGTACTGCCCGGCGATCACCTCGATATTTTCACGCCACGCGACCGACATTCGACGTTCCGCGTCCTGCTTTTCCGACATTCCGGACGGCTCCCGTGATTTGTTGAACACGAGAGAGCGACGGCACGGCGTTGGCGCGCTGGCCGTCAACAGATGGGTTTTTTAGATGATGAGAACAGGTATCGCCGTCGCGGCAGTCCAATGTCACCAAGGGACCGACCTCTCCGCTGCGGAAGAGAGCCTGGCAACTGCGACGGCGAAAGGTTTTGTGCGGGCCGGGCGCCACGCCGGCTTCCGGTCTTGCTCGCGGTGCTGCAGCAAAGCGCCGGACTCTGAGGGATGCGCTTCTGCTTTCAGCGCCGCCGCACAAACTAAGAATAACGAGCGGCCGACCCTGGTTCTGGGATGCCCTACAGGATCGGCCGCTATTGCCAGGAGGAGGACGATCGGGGGCGATCACTGGCAATCTGAATTGGCGTGGGCTAACCAAGTCGCAGTTTATAAGGCGCCCTGGTTTGTCTTGAGCTGCACCCCCACGCAGTGCAGCAGCACCTTGCCGATAAGGCTGCTTCACAGGGAGAAATCCCTCCACAGCCGGCGCACCCAAGGACAAGGACCAGGAAGCGCCATTCGAGAATTTGTCAGCTTGGGCGCCGTCGCCGCCCAGGTGCTGGTGGGGTTGCACACCGCCGCCCCGCACCCCACCGGCACCACTTAAGGTGGTAATTTCGTAGCGCTCACGGCTACGTGTGGTTAACGCGGCATAAACATGATGACCAAATTGTGACCACGTGTCAGAGTTCCTACTGGGGGACGCCCTCCGGGAGGAATCGCTATGGCAACAGTGTTGCGTTTCCCGGCGCGTCGTCATGGGCGCGCCTCTAAACTTTCAACCAAATCAACAGGATACAAGTCAGGTCGCAATTCCGAACGCGACACGCCCGTCTGTCGTTCGACATCAAGTACCCGCTCGGCGGGGATTTTGCCCTCTTCCCAGCGCAGCACCGTACTCTTGTTCACGCCGAAGGCGTCGGCGAGCTGTTCCAGTGTCACATGCGGCTCGCTGGCGAAGCGGAATCTGCGGAGTGCGCTCATGACGAACATGGTTGCGCCAAACGCAACCGTTTGTCAAGTGGTCGTTGCGTTCCGCGATAACGACAGGTTGGCGGCCCCACGGGTAAAGTTGCGCATGAAGCGCAAACACTACATCCAAGAATGGGCAGCCGGTGCCGAGAAACGCCAGGCGGACCTTGTAGAGGCCGTAGGAGCCAACAAATCGACCGTTTCGCGCTGGTTCAACAAGGGCGCCATGCCCAGCGATAAATATCTTGAGCCATTGGCCGATTTTCTAAACGCTCCACAGCCGGCGGACCTCTGCATCCACCCCGACGAATTCAAAATTCTATTGGAGATACGGGAACTTAGGTCTAAAACACTGCCCGCTGCATAACGGTTGCTTTTAACGCAACACGACGCTTGACATTTGGTTGCGTTTGGCGCAACGTTCTCCACATAGACGGAGGACGTTATGTTGCATGCGACCATAGTCCCTTCAATTTCTGCGGGAAATTGTGCAACAATCGCCCGATTACACGGGGGGATTTTCCATGAACGATGTTCAGCGCATCTATTTGAAATTGTCGGAACCCGGAGTGAAGGAAGCGGCCGGAATTGTCGAGGCGGTCCGGCGGGTGATGGCAATGCCAACCGATCACGATTCGTCGATCGTCCTGGCGGCCGCGATGCAATTGGAGCGAACGCACTACAACAGCGATTCCACGCGCGATATGGCTACTGCATTTGTGCGGTATCTCAGAGTTCAGGCGCTTCGGGCAACAACCAAGGGCTGACAGCCTCCGCAGGAGGTTCACATGCGCTACATCGACCTCACCTGGAGCCGCGCGCTGGAGCTGATCGCGGTCCTGGTCATTGTTGTCGGGATGGTGGCCTTGGCGGTCCGGTTCATGGATTGGCTGCTCGCCGCCTCCTGACCGCACTCCGGAAATTCACACAATCTGACCTGGATACCGCGCCGCGCGGACGATTTTGCGCGCGCCTAACCGAATTGGAGGCGTCGTCATGACCCCACAGAAAGCCGTTCTTGAAGCCGCCATTAAGCTCGCAAACATCAAAGTCACTCGGCTGTCGACCTACCCGAGTGACGGTGAATTTTTGGCGCTGCTCAAGGACGCCGAAGACCTGATCAGGATATTTGACCGTGTGTTGCAGGCCATTGGCGAGCACGCGGCTGAGCACTCTTTCGAGGTTCACGCCGCCGACTGGACCAACCGCGTCCACGACACGATGTGCGACAATTGTTTGTATCAGCTTGAGGACGCCGCGAACCGCGTTGCTGAAGATCGTGAAATGCTGCGCGATCATCCGAAGGCAGCGGCAATCTAGGGGGATCAAATGACCACGACACTGACCAAGCCGAAGATCGAACGCCTTGAATTTCAAGCCGACAAGTACGGCAACGGCTTTGATCTTGCACAGAAGCAAAGTTTCTACATCATGCCGCGCGATACGGAATTTGTTGTAGGCCTGTTCAACGACCATTTCGAGGCAACCCGGTACTTGAGCGCTAACGACCTCCGCACCATTCGGGACTGGATTGACGAGGCGCTGCGCGAGGAACCGAAGGCGGCGGCGCAATGAACACGGTCTGGAAAGTCGCCCTGCTCGCGACAGATGTGCAAGAAGTTGAAGTCCCGGCCGGCGCGGAATTTCTCTGTGCGCTTGAGCAATTTGAACAGATTTGTGTCTGGTTTCGCTGTGACCCGAGTAAACCAGTTGAAAAACGCACGATATTCATTGTTGGCACAGGACATCCAGCACCGGGAAATGAGGGGCGCTATCTCGGAACCGCTTCGCTGAGTGGCCGCCGGCTGATGTTCCATGTTTTTGAGCGCGTTAACGCACAGTTCGGAGTCGGAGCATGAACGACTCACCGCTGTTTGACTGGGTCGACATGATCGGCGTCGTTGCAATCCTTATCATAGCGGTTGCGACGGTGTTTTTTGGCCTTTGGCTGGTTGCCGACATCCTTGTGATAGCAGGTGCGATATGACCAACACAGAAATCGACAATCGCTATTGGGGCAAGCTACGTCTCATTCGCGAGCAGGCCACGAGTGCTGCCAGATGGGCCGGGTGGGTCAACAACGACATTCGCGATCTGCCGGCGCGGCCTGACTGGCAATATCCAACTGTTGCGGAGGCAGAACTGGCCAAGGCTGAAATCGAGCTGGAACAAGCCTTGCTCGATATCAGGTCCGCGCTGACTTATTACAAATCGCTGCCGGTGAAGTCTGATCGTGAGCTGGCAGGTGCGGCATGAGTAAAATTGACGCTGAAATGCGCAATGCATTGGCCAAGAGTCTTAACGAGGGCATCACAGACGAAACCTTTAAGCATGTCCACAAGAAACTCATATCGGCCGCAGAAGAACTGGAATCGACGCTGCTCTACCAGATTAAAGATGACTTGGCTCCAAACCTCGCCGCATATGCAGCCGACATGGCGCAGCATGCCGTTGAGATGATGCTGGCGGGAAATGAAGATCAGATGCGCCGGTATCTTTCATGTGAAAAACGCGGCAAGGACGGCAAATACATTGGGTGGACCGGCCGCAGCGATGTGGATACGTCGGGCCGGAAGCGCGAAGACCATGAGTGGCATTCTGTCATTCACGGCGAATTATTTGAGCAAGGCGCGGTCGCCCTGCGCAAGCAGATTGTTGATGCGCACCGCGATTTGCTTGTCAACGAGCGCATTCTTGATCTTGAGGATCAAGTCAAATCGTTGGTAGCCCAGGTCAACAAGGCTAATGCCGAGAAAGAGGCCATGTGGGAGCGCGTGAGGAATCTATCATGAACTTCAACCCGCAGCAAATCGAGCATGAGATCGCCAATCTCATATTGCTCTATCCGGAATTGGAAGACGACGAACAGTTGCGCGCCGATATGGTCGAAGGACAGACCAGCACATTCGAATTCTTGTCCATGCTGGTCCGGCGCATTGGCGAGACCGAGGCAACAGCAGCCGGAACGGCGGAATACATGAAAGAGCTTGCCGAGCGCAGGGCGCGACTTGGCCGCCGTATCGAGGCATTCCGCACGCTGGCATTCAAGCTCATGCAGGCGGCCAACATCAAGAAGGCCGAACTTCCTGAGGCCACTCTATCAATCCGGAACGGCACGCCAAAGGTCATCATCAGCGACGAAACGGCTATCCCGGACGGCTATTACAGGCTCAAACGTGAGCCGGACAAGACCAGCATCAAGGCTGCGCTGGCAAGCGGGCTGGACGTTCCAGGCGCTGTCATGAGCAACGCTGAACCAACAATTTCCATTCGCATCAAATAGGAGAGCATCATGAGAATATCGGCGGCGTACCCATCGGCTTATCTGAAAGCTGCGGATTTGCAGGACAGAAATGTAACCGTCATCATCGATAAGGTTGTGCTGGAAGACATCGGCGGCGACCAAAAGCCCGTCATATACTTTCGTGGGAAAGAGCGCGGTCTAGTTTGCAACCGTACCAACGCGAACAACATAAGCCACGCCTATGGCGAAGAAACAGACAATTGGATTGGTAGAGAAATCATCCTCTACCCGACCATCGTTGATTTTCAGGGCCGGTCTGTTGACGCCATCCGGGTTAAGACGGCAGCCCGCGTGTCGTATCAGGCACCGCCGCCGCCACAGGTTCCTGCGCAGCAAGTCCATGCGCAGCAACGTGATGACATGTCGGACGAAGTGCCTTTTTAGGTGATCTATGACCGACAACCGGGCGGCACTCACTGCAAGCTACAGCGATTTTAAGCTGATTAAGACGCGCATGTGCATCCAACTCATATTCGAGATTCCTCTGGAGCAAGCCAATCAGGCTTTGGAGGTTCTTGGCGGGATGCCAAATCCAGCAAGTGAATGTTGGGTAGCCATTGCTCGATTGGAACAGGAAGGGGGTGGTGCCAATACCAAAGGACAGACCCGTGATGTTACAACCCCGCCCCCTGTAGCTTCCGAGCCGCAGGGGGCGCCAAGGAAATCGGCCGCACAAGTGGCGGGGTATCTCTGCACACTACCGCAGTTTCAGGCGTTCCTGATTGAGAGCTACGACGATCTTTGGCGCGGTGGCGATTCCGAAGAAACGCCAGACAAGCACGTCGCCGCCGGCGTTGTCTGCCAACTATGCGGTGTGAGGTCGAGATCAGAACTGACACACACCAACAACGATTGGCGCCGTCTCTTATCAGATTACAAGGCCTGGCAAATACAGCCGAGCGTGGTGGGATGAAACATGACGATGGTCGAACGCATAGCGCACATACTTGAGCCGCAAGCGTGGGTCGCGCTTGGTGCTGGCGACACCCTCGCATACAAAAACCGCCGCACATCATCAATACGCAAGGCCATCGCAGTATTGAAGGTGATGGTGGAGCCAAACGACGAAATGATCAATGAGGCGTGGCGTCTGATCCGATCAAACCTTCGATATGAAGAAGTATATAGCCATATGATCGACGCCGCAATCAAGGAAGCGGAAGAATGAGACTCCGCCTCATACTGGATGCCGATAGCGAGGATATGGTGTTGGCAATGCGAGCGGGTACCTCGTTGTTAAAACACCCATCCGAAACGCAGGATATGATCATCGCCTTTGGTGGCGAAAGCGGAAAGACAAAAGATTTCTACGTCAAGCGCAACAAATCCAGCATATCGGTCAGACAGCTAAATTCGCAATCAAGGAAGCGGAGGGTGATGCCGCATGACTATCTATCGAACCTGCCGACCATGCGCGAAGCGCAATGACTGCGACCTAAAGCGTGCATTGGCCGCTGCCATCAAAGGCCACGATGTTAGGTCAATCAAACATCATTGTCGCAGCTTCGAGCCTTTCCTGACGCCAGGGCAAAACGTATGGGCCAAGGTCTGCGCGCAGGCCAAACTTGATGACAATGGAGAACACTACTTCGATGAACGGGCTGTCTTCCCGGCCGTCTTTCTTCAATTCAGGAACAAACTTGATCCGGAATTTTGGGACCATATCGAGGTTGTAATCGGGCGCCCGATCAGTGGCACGCGCGCAACCTATTTTTCGTGCTCCTGCTAACCCATCGACCACTGGAGCCTGTGAACAATGTCCGTTGCACGGCTTCCAATCGTCCGGGAGCGGGTTCAGTGAATAGGCTTCATGAAGACAAAATAAAAATGCTGAAAGAGGCTTATGAGACCAGCTTGAGTGTGCGCGTTACGGCGGCACGATGCGGTGTTCAAAAAAACACCGTTGAGAGATATTGGCGTATGTGGAAATCCGAGGATTTCGGTGGTGAGATGGCATGTCCCGTGCAGGGAAAAACTAAACTAGCATGGGCTCGTGAGGCAAGACGGCGCAAAATTAGTGTTCGTGAACTTCATTCTGATATCATTGAAACAATAGCCGAAGACAATCTCTTTGAGGCTATATCTGAATGATCACCCATGCAAAGGAATGATAAAAGATGTGGACGATTGAAGACAACACAAACGGTAAAAGCGGCGGGTATCTCCGGATCAATCGGGATGGAGTTCGCATTGTTGACGCATTTCCATATGCGAGCGGTGCTGACGAGAAATGGATTCGTGAGCAAGTGCAGCGGATAGTAGATCACATGAACGCGGCCGAGGCAGAATAGGGGCCTGTGAACAATGCGGCTTAGCGCCCTTCCAATCGTGCGCAAGCGGATCAAGATGGCTCAGGCCATGGTCGCGACCGGCAAAGGCGCCCGCGCACTGCGCAACATGGCCCAGGACGGCGTCATTCCGGGCGCCGCCAAGATCGGCCACGAGTGGACATTCGACGTGGCCAAGCTCTGCGCATGGATCGAGGAACTGGAACGATGCCCAAGCGCCGCCGCAAGCTCCCGAAGAACCTCTATTGGAACGGTAAGGTCATCTGGGCGCGGATCAAGGTCAAGGGTCAAGAGCACCGATGGTCGCTACGAACGGACGATCAGCAGCTTGCGCAAACACGGTTCAATGCAGACCGGAAACGACTGATCGCAGCGGCACACTATGGCGATGCACGAACGAGCTATGAGGACGCGGTGATATCCTGGGCGGAAAATTTCATCCCCGAACGCGGCATCGGTCCGGCCACGGCCAAGCGCTATGCCAGTTCGCTCCGGCAATTGGAGTCACGGCTTCGCGGTCGTTTCGTCGACGAGATAGATGATGACCTGATCTCCATCATTACCAGGGAACGCCGCATGGCCGGCGCGACCCCCGCCACCATCCGGCGCGACCTGACCGCCCTGTCATCCGTGCTGATCCACGCCGGGGCGGAAGGCTGGATGCGTGGGAACCCAGCTCTGGACCGGCTCAGGTCGATCAGGGAGCGCCGCGACCCGATCGTGCTGCCCGAGCCGGCGGATATTGAAAAGGTCATCAGGCGGGCTCCTGGGCTGTTCTCAGCCATGATCCGGGCGGCATGGGCCACGGGCTGCCGGCAGAATGAGCTGGCCACCGCGCTGCGCCGTAATTTGGACCACGACCGCCGCGAACTGACGGTGATTGGCAAGGGCAACAAGCTCCGGGTCATCAACCTAAATTATGGAGGGGCCTATGATCTACTTCGTCATCTCCCGGCCCACGTCGGAAGTCATTTCCTGTTCTGGCACGGCAAAAATGGCGAGCGATACCGCAATGTTTCAAGCCGGTTTGCAGCGATCGTACGGGAAGTATCCATGGACAATCTGGAGTTCCGACCTTTCCGGTTTCACGATCTGCGGCACCTGCACGCCGTCGAATGGCTGCGGGCGGGGCGGTCGATCTATTTGCTTTCAAAGCACCTTGGGCACTCAAGCATTAAAACTACAGAAATTTACCTAAACTACTTGGCACCAAACGAGGCAGTTAATGCAAAACGACTCAGTGAACATTCCGACGCTCAGCCCGGCGGAAATCCAGAGATTTTGGTCAAAGGTCGAAAGGACTGACGGTTGTTGGATATTTCATTCTTCATTAATACGTGGGTATGGGCGTATGGGCATTAAGCGAAGAGTATTTTTAGCCCATCGAATTTCGTATTGGATATCTAAAGGTAAGGATGTTGGCGGCTCTGTGATCTGTCATCATTGTGATAATCCGAGATGTGTTCGTCCTGATCACCTATTTATCGGGACTAGAGCCGACAACAATAAGGACATGTTCAGAAAAGGAAGAGGTCG